ATATTCAACAAACTCAACAAAAAGAAATTATTATTGATAACAATTATTTAATTAATGTTAAAAGAAAATTTAATACTAAGAACTTGGCCTCTTTTTTGGAAAGGTTAACTCTATTTTTATCTGAGGACGATCAAGAATTTTTAGTTGAAATTAAAGTTACTGAAGTTGAGAGTAAAAAGTAATCAATCAGCCCTTAATAATCTCAATATATTCTTCTCCTCCCTCAAACCAATATTAATACATCTTTTGCATCATGAGATATCTCTTTGGGATTGCCACCAATTTGTTTAATCTTTGCCATTTTAATAATTCCTTCTTTCATTGTTTTATTTCATTAATTTTATTTATTTCTATAATATATCCATAACAATTTTCACAGCATCAAATTCAATTCCTTTATCTCTAAACAAATCAGCATATAACTTCCCTATGCCACCAGAGGTATCCAATCTAATTTTACACCACTGAACTTTTTCTTCTATTTTTGTTTCTTCATTTAAAATATATTTAATTGCATATTTTCCAATCCTATTAACACATTCTTCAGGTGTTCCATTTATGACTTGCATTTTGCTTTTGTTTAAAAACCATATTGTACATCCACTTCGTCCTGGATCAATAATCATTGTTTATGCTCTCTTACACATAAATTAATTGCATCCATTTGGGCAACTAGAATATTCTCCAATAACTACATTTTTAGCTCCCCACACTTCTCCTCTGTCTTGAACAAGTTTTAATTCATTATGACAAATTTCACACAAGCTGTTTTCTTTTGCATATTCTCTATTTTCTTCACTCATATATTCAAGTAATAGTTTGAAGTTTATAGCATCGCTTGGAGTTCGAAGGCCATTTACTATTTGTAAGTATTCTGGATCTGAGACATCATATTCCAAAATAGAATTTATGTCTTCACAACCCAACGAAAGTGTTGTCCTATCGTATGTATCATCCTCTGAAACCCTTGCTACAGGCTGATTGTACGTTTCGTTACAAAGTAAATTTTCTTGATTTTGAGGATTTTGCATTTTAAACTCATTATAAGCGTCCTCACAGGGGTACGTACATGAACTTTCCCTATCACACTTCCGGCACGAATCTGGGATGTATAATTTTCTATTTCTCATATGTTTTGATCCCTTCTTTTTATATTTTATTTTAAACTTATACTATAGTAATTTATTTGCAACATCAGTCCAATTAAAAGCTTTCTCACTTTGCCAATTTTCATTCCAAGACTTAATACTTCCAAAGCATATGGGTCGTTCTACTATGACGCTATTTAAGTTACTTTCTACATCTTCCAAAAAGACGTTACCCTTACCTGACATATTGACTAATGATTTTGTCATTTTGCTTCCATGATTAACTAAAAATATAGATTCAGTGATAAATGGTAAATTATTTTTAACCCATTGAGACTTGTATGATATATTATTAAAACTCCCTATCGACACTAGAATAATTTCATATTTTTTATTTAATTGTTTTAATACTTCATATGTATTGTGATTAATAAATTTAAGATTATTAAAGAAATCTCTTTTACCGAATATCTCTTCTACTTCTTTAACTCCTTTGAGCAAAGGTAATTCATCTGCAAAATCCCATTTATTTACGTTCTGCCATATAGGATGAATATAATCAGGATGATCTTTATAAATTTGTGAGTAAACTGAACAGAAAGCTTCGGTAGAAGAGGTTATGGGATTATCTATGTCACAAAATAGTCGAGGTTTTATATTAATCACCAACTCTTTCATTCAAATATTCTATAAACTTAATTACTTCTTGTTCTTTTTCTTCTTTAGTCTCACATTTTATGTAATAATCAAAATCATAATTATCTAATGCTGTTTCAGAAGAATGTAATCTTTGTTCTGGTGTAAGTTTGTTTTCATGATTTAATCTTTCAATACGCAATGATATAAATTCATAATAATTATCCCATCTCTCAATTTCATTAGCGAATCTTGTATCCGGTATGAGAACATAGTCATAATCATCTTCAAAAACTTTAACTAATTCAATTACATTATCTACCCAATAATTATTATTTTTTGCTCTTACCTTTTCTGTCCCTATTTTCTGTAATAATTCTCTACCTTTAATATCTTTTTCGCCATTCCAGCCAAAATATTTTTGACAAAGAAATTTAAGTTGATCGCCATAATTTATAATTAATATTCTTTTACCTTGTTTTTGTAATTCTATTTTAAGTAGTGTGGCAGTCAAATCCTTGCCTGATTCTGCCTTCCCTGAAATTGGAATTATGATTGGCATTATTCAATCTCCTTTCTTTTTCTAGTGTAAAAATCTCCATTATATAATTTATATCTTGATTTAATATCTAACATATCTACAACATGATATTTACCAATAAATTTGTTCCAAAATCCACAATTCTCAAATTCAGGACAGCTTGCCCGATATATACAATTAGGAACCAATACATCTGATAATTCAACTTCAGTTTTACTAATTGCAACCTTTAAATCTTCAGCCAATTCTCTAGTTTCTTTACTAGCCTGAAAGCATAATCTCTTTCTCATTGTGTCAATTAGATTCTGAGCGTTTGCTTCACCTTCGAAGGTAACTAATGTCCCTTGGGGTTCTTTATCTCTGTCTATACCTGTTCTATCGCTTCTCTGTGTACTTATAAAGCATTCCCATTTATGCCTTGACCAATGAACAGATACCCATGATTTGATATTCTTCCATATCCAATTTACTTTAATTAATCTGCATGGTGAATGTTCGGATATGAGCAGTTGTGTTTTGAATTCACTATTGGGTTCATTTTCTGTTGAATCTTTATTTACGGTTGTGCGACATTTATTTTTTGCATCTATCCAATCATTTTCATATTTATTTATTTGTGTTTTCAACGAAATCTTCCTCTCTTAACTCAAAAAATTATTTAAAATTTAGCCTTCTTGTAGTTATGTTTTGAATGATAAATACATCTAGATTCATAATTGCATTCATTGCACCTCATTTCCGTATAAACAATAGGTGATAGACATGATTTAGAATTTAGATAAGGAATAAGACCTGCCTCAATAATCTTTCTCTCAATATCAGAAATATCCTCAGTATCATTTTCGTTTTCATTATCATGATCTAACAACCATTGTTCATATTCTTCAAAAGTTTTCAAAAATACATTAGTAATATCTTTTAATTCTTCATTATCATCAAATTTTATCATATAATAATGAGTATTTTTTCTTGCACTTCTCTTTATAACAGTACATTCTTGTCCTCTGTGTTCTTCATTAAATCCAATGTAAATTCCTTTGCTTTCAATAGAAAATTTATATTCTTGCTTAATATCACTAGTTTCCTTATATTTGTCTTCCTTTTTTGGTTCTCTAGGAGTAAGATTAATTCCTTTGCCTTTTGCTATCTTATTCACATCCTTTTCAATTTATTTTTTATATGTAATCCTAAAACCAATTATATATTAATTCATTAACAAGATCAACATAAATAATTATTTATACATTTCATATATCCAATACATTCCACACTTAATATCGTGCAAATCCAATAACTCCAGTATTACTTTCCCAATCGTCTCCTTCTGGCAAATAAATATTGATCAAAACTTCTCCTCCTTTATATAAACATAAAGCATTTTTAGTAGTTTCTAATTCACCAACTTCAAAGTCATCGAAATAAATCATTATATCATCATTGATCGTAAGTATATTCCAATAACTTTCTTCTTTGATTTCTGCATTAGTTATAACTAAATTAATTAATGCAACCAAATCTTCATCTGTATTCATAAATTCAATTTGAATCGGTTTTTCGTTTACTTTATCCATAAAGAATTGCAAATCAAAATCTTTCATTATGTATTCCTCCTTTAATTTTGCCTTGTGGTTTTGTACCACAATCAAGTTCTAAACCATTCTACATGCCATTCTATCGCTCACATAAGCATTTCTATTTCAATAAGTCAGGCTCATTTAATAGCTCATATGCGACTTTAATAATTTGTCTTAAAATAATATCACATTCTTCAAAATCTCTGCCCTCAAAATCTGTGATTAAAAATTCCATCATGCGATTGTAGTGTTTTGTTTCTAGTTCCTTGTTTGTAAGTTTTGTATTTTCAGTCATATTAAATCATTCTCCTTTTAATTCAATTTATTGATTATCAGCAGATTCTATGTACTTATATTTAGGGCATTTTAAACTATTAGGTTTTACTTTCATATCCAACCAACAAATATTAGAATCATTATATTCTAACTTAGAAACACCTAAACATAAAGCAATAGAATTTGTCATGTTGTGAATACATTTTATGAGATTGCAGTTTTGATTCATAATATCAATTCTTTCTTAGTACAAATTTTTGTCTATAGTTTAACGCCTTACTTATCTCTGGATAACTACAGTCACAATTGTTACATTTGCATTTATTACATAATGCAGTATTACATCCAAAATATGCTTCTAGCTTTTCTTTTAAATTATTCCAATTGATACAATCTGTGCATGAGACGAGAGTGTTTTTATCCATTGTTTTTCACTCCTTTTGATAATTATTTATTTTTAGTATGTAATTACTTAATAACTTTTAATTCTAAAGCAACATGTTCATCATAACCCATAATACGATATTTATTGATATCAACAACTTTGTAGGATTTATTGCTACCTTTGATGGTCATTTCTTCACCATTTTTATAGTTGGGAATGTTTGATGTGTATGCGGTTACTACTTCATCTTTTGAGTTGTAGAGTAAGATGTCCACTTAATTATCCTCCTTTCTTGCCTTTGGAACAGTTGTTTCAACCTATTGTATAGCACACATCAAATCTAAATCATATAATGATCTAAAGTCGAAATTATGATTGTCATCTACAAAATTAAACCATTTTAATAATTCATCAAGGTCAATATCTTTAAATTTATTTAATGCTGATTGAATATCCTCTGCTAAAACTTTAATACAAACATCATCATATAGATTGTTATAATCTTTTAATACAAATATAAATGTTTTCATTTTATTTCCTTCTTTCTTAAATCAATTAAATTTATCTTTCGAGTGGTTAGTATTCTCCCCAGACGATTCCATCCAACAAACGCCAATTTTACCTTCATTATTTTCTCTAGTGCATTCGCCAAATGAGTTGTAATAACAAAATTCACATTCTGTTCCCATTGTTTATTCTCCTTTCCAAATCAAATATATTTTTACTTTCAACTCAAAACTGCTTTCTGCATAATCAATAAAATCTAAATATTTTTTAATAAATTTAGAATCAGAGGTTTCAAAACATGTGTGTATGAAGAATTTTGTATTTACTATTTCTGCTATGGATTTAAGAAATAACATTATCGAATCTGTCAATTCTTCATTTGTTTCTATTCTGTTTGGATTTTCTTGTTTAGTTTTATTTATGTATTCTGTCACTTCACTATATGCTTTCTGATAACCATGATTTTCTCCTTTATCAAAGCCAATATTATAGGCTTCAGTTTGACCTTCTTCATAGCCTTTTGTATAACCATCTTGCAAACCTTTATTATATTGTTTAGCGAAGGGATTAAACATTATAATCAACTTCTTTCATGGAATAAAATCATTATTTTATTTAATCAGGATCAACGCAATTGTCGCAAACAAATATTCCATCATCTCCTGTAAAACAATATACAGCAACATCAAAAGAATCTATATTGTTACTTACGCATTTAGTTGATGGTTTATTTCTTTCTAAACAGATCATTGTCACAATTTTATCTTGGCGAACAATATCTAATCCATCTTCTAAACTACTAAACCAAAAATAATTACCATCTACATTAGTTAAGACATTAGAAAATGTATGTATTGAATCATTATTTACTTTATATTCAACATTATATTTTCTACCTAGAATATTATTGGTATCTTCTTGTATTGATAAACTCATTTATTTTCCTTCTTTCTACTATTGATTTTATTTTTATTGACCTAATCAGACCAAGTATAAACATACCATTTTCCATTATTAATCATTTCAGAATTTATATTTTGATTAATTTTATTAGGAATATTAAACAAATATCCTTCATCATTTACTTTACACTTTACAATTGAGCCAGATTTTATATTCTTTATTGCTAATGAAATATCAATGTTGTACCAAGTCTTAGCAAAATGTTCCCAAGATTTCATTTACAATCACCTCTGTCTTATAATAAAATTCCAACACTACAATCAGCATAATAAGTCGTAGTCCCTCGTTTGTTCTCTTCACACCATTTATTTAGAAATTCCTGAAGTTCTTTAAGTAATTATTTGATGCTTGCTTATTATTATCTACTTGAAGTCCTGTGCCGTTACATAAAACTTATAAAAAGTATAGCTTTATAAAAAGTATAACTTCCATGTTTATTTCCTTATTCATCCTACTCACTTTCGTATTTCTACTACTCATGTTTGTTAATAGTCTAAAGGCGTAAATTCCCGTATAACTTACGGTACATATGGTATAACTTATATAAGCAAAATCTATGCTATTTCATATTGTGATAAATTTACCGCAGCATTTAAGTCTCTGTCTATAATACAACCACAACTTTCACAAATAAATTCTCTTTCTCCTAAACTCAATTTTAATTTTTTATATCCGCATTCTGAACAAGTTTTAGAAGAAGGATACCATCTATCGGCTTCTATAAATTCAATACCATCTCTTATACTTTTATATTTTAATAATATTTTGAACTCATATAATTTTTGCTGTTGTATCGCTTTTGATAAATGTCTATTTTTCATCATATCTTTTATATTCAATGTTTCCATTACTATACGAGATGGTTTGAATTTCACAATCTCTGTGGAAACTTTTTGAATGTAATCGGTACGAATGTTACTAAGTCTTTTATAAACCTTTTGGATTTCAAATTCAAGTTTCTTGATATTATTTGTCTTAATGAATTTTTTATCTTGTTTATTCATCAGATACTTCTTAGAAACTTTTCGTTGTAATCTTTTTAATTTCTTCTCTAATTTTTTGATAGTTTTGGATTTATTAATGTTTTTATACACATTGCCATTGCTAACAATTGCCAAATCTTTTACACCCACATCTATACCTAATTTTTCATTGATTAAAATAGGATTAATATTATTTTCTAATTCAACAGCAATAGATAAATACCAATTTAATCCATCAAACGTGACTCTTGGATTCATATATTTAATAGTTTTACCTATTGGTATTCTATTGTATTCAGATAATTTTATTTTACCTATTTTTTCTAATTGCACATGTGTTAATGTAAAAGATATTCTATCGTATCTACTATAAAAACTAGGTTTACTTTTTTTCTTACTTTTGAATTTAGGAAAATTACTTAATCCTTTAAAGAATTTCTTATAAGCATTATCGGCATCTTTTACATGCTGAGATATGGTAGATGCACTATATTTATTTAACCATTTAAATTCATCAGTTTTCTTTAATTGAGTAATCTGTTTTCTAATCTCTCCATCTTTTAAGAATTTACCAGTTTCTTTATAATGTTCCTGAATTTTAGCTAAAGCAAAGTTATAAGCCCATCTACCAGTTCCAGCACAACCAAAGAGTAAAGAATTTTGTTTATTATTAGGTTCAAGTCTAACTTTAAAAGACTTTATCATATTATTTTCACAGTAAGAGCAAATAATTTCATGTTCTTGGAGGTCTTTTTGAAGTTTTAGGTTGAATGATACATCAATTTGTTCAGTTCTTATTGCCATTTATTTTCTCTCCTTTTCAATCTTATTTATTTTATCTAAAACTTCTAATAAAGCTTTTTTAAATCCCTTACTCCACGCATAGGTACTTTCATTGTGTGAATCTTTATTGATAGAATTTATTTCATTAATCAACCATTTTTTCAGTTCTTCCATTTATAGATTGATCCTCCTTTCTTTTCATCACCTCCTTTCTGTCTTTTTGCTTTATGTTTATTTAATTAAAATGGTGAGTATTATAGTTCATCTCTGATGAAAGTTATGTAATCATTTATCTGACAAAGATGGCAAACGAATTGTCTATCTAAAAGATATTCTCCCAATCTTCAATTTCTGCTTTGTTAGGACAATAATAATTACAGAACTGCTCTTTTAGAGATAATAATTTGTCTTTATAATTTGATTCAATGGAAATATTGTTGAGAGAATATTTATTTTTCAACATAATTTTATATAAACCTTCTTTCTAAAATTAATTTAAATGTTATTTAATCTTGATATTAGAAATCTTTTTCATCATTAGTATCATTTATAACATTAATACTATTGTTAATACCATTATTACCCAATATCTCATGAATATCATGTGCTATATCTTTAGCAGTTTCTAAAGAATCTGCTTCTATATATACTTCTAGTACAAATTGCATATATTTATTATCTCCTTTCAAATCCAAGAAATTGTTTATTTCGAGTGTTCTATTTTTTCATCTTTAATATCTCTTGCACAATGATAACCAAATTGTACTCCTAACAAACCAAGCATAATACCAGTAGAAGTTATTGTGTATTGATGTGGATTATATAAAAACATTCCAAGCATCGTAAACCATATAATTGAACTAGTAAAATTAAAATATTTATTCATTTATATCACTCCTTATTTAATTTTATTTGTATATTGGTATCACTAATTAATTGCCTATATTTTACTCCTGCCATATTTAGAATAAATCTAGAAGCAATAGTTTGTTCCATGTTTTTATATTTATCACTTAGATATACAACTTCAGATATACCAGATTGAACAATTGTTTTAGAACATTCATTGCAAGGGAATAGTGTCGAATAAAGAATACAATCATGTAAATTAACTTTTGCATGGAGAATGGCATTAAGTTCACTATGTACTACATATAGATATTTACTTTCTAATCCTTCTTTCGATTCCCAAGGCATTTCAGAATCATTACATCTATTAGGCATTCCATTATAACCAGTTGATATGATTCGATGATTAGCGTCCACTATACATGCACCTACTTGTGTTCTTGGATCTTTGCTACGCAATGATGATATGTATGCAACGCTCATGAAATAATCATCCCAATTTATTATTTGCATTTTGTTTGTAGTCCTTTCTAGGAAGGTAGGAGAGATGTATTTCAACCTCTCCATATTTATTAGTTTGTAGAACCAATTCCACCTATACGTTCTTTTTCTGTATTTCCATTATCTGCCTCAAGAAATGGAATAAATATCCCTTGAGCAATACGCTCCCCTACGTCTAGAGCAACTATTTCATCTGATTTATTATATAAACAGATTCCAATATTACCATCATTTTTAGGATTTGAAAAATAATCCTGATCCACAATCCCAATTGTGTTTGCTAATTCTAAACTTTTATTAATTCCGATTGAACTTCGTACATCAAGAATTAAAACTTCTCCTTCTTGCATATATGCTTTTACGTCTGTCCAAATAAGATATTGTTTATGAGGAAGTATTGCTACTTGAATAGGAGTAGAAAAATCGTATCCTGCCGATGTTTTTGTACCTCTTTGTGGGAGGATAGTAGGGACATTTTGTTTTTTGAATAATTCTGATACTGATTCAAAACCTCTAATTTTACTCAAAATATATCACTTCTCCGTTCATATTTATTTTTATCATTTTATAAGTATTTGTATCTATAGATTTAAAAGTTAATTCAATCAAGTTTGTCGTTTTATTGTGGTATGCTGAATAAATATTAAATAATTTTGCTTCTATAATCATTCTTTGTTTTACTGCCTCATCAAAAGAAGAAAATCTTCCAATATTTATTGTTTTATTATCTTTTCTAATATGTGAAGTCCATTTATTTCTACTTTTGTCCCAAGAAACTCCTTTAACCCCTGTTTTATTTCTAGTAGAGATGTTAGAGTTCATCATATTTCTACTTTTGGTAATTGGTCTTAAATTTTCTTTTAAATTATTTAACTTATTTCTATCAATATGATCATAATTATCTCCAAGTATTATTTGATGTAAATGGTATACATTATTTACATAATGAGTACAAACATAACCTGATTTTTTATCATAAAACCATTTAAAATTTTTAATTTTTTCAATATCTTCTAGGTCGATTTTTGCTTTTTCGATTTCCTTATTATTTATATCATTTAAAATTATTTCTGCATATTTACCAATTAATACTATTTCATTTGGGTCACATCTAGTTTTAATTATGTGACCATGTTTTAACATTTGCCTATAATGTCTATCACAATAAAATTCTTCTTTGCATTTTCTAATCCTTCCATTAGACAAATCTTTATTGCATATTATACAATTCATTAATTACCTCTCTTCTTTTTATTTAAACATTGTAAAAAACTCTTTCTTTCATCTCAGTTGCTCTTTCCTTTTTATATGAAGATGCTTTTACTAAATATCCTACAATTTTAATATATGAATCCACTACATCACCATTACAAATTGGACATTTTTTATCATGAAACGAATGATCATTTTTGCATACATTAATCTTTTGGATAAAACTAAAATAAACTACACCTTCTCTGGCAAGTTTATTCATTAATTGCCATGCTTGCTCTTCATCTTTGAAATTTTCAGCCAGATTAATATGGAGCATTACCCCACCACCACATTTATCATCTAAGATAGAGGATGCTCTAACTCTTTCCATTACATCACAATGTTGATTGAGTGGTATCCATTGATTTCCGTAAATATATGTATCTACACAATCCTGTCCAAACATTAATTTATCTTTTTTACAAATCTTTATTGAACATGATTCAGAAGGAATTTGTTCTGTATTAGCATTATAACCATACAGTTTTGTAGTTGTTTTATTCATTTCTTGAATAATATCTAGTATTTCTCCTGCCATTCTTATTCCATCTTCATTATAATAAACACCAGTTGAATTTTCACTAACGCCTTTTAGTATTTTAATTGCCTCAAATACTCCAGTAATACCAATTGTGCTAAATTGTCTTTTCATGTCTAGTAATTCATAAGAATATAGCGGTAACAATCCTTTTATGATATTTTTCTTTAATACTTCTCTTTGTACATATAGATATTTATGTGATAAATCTACCCTATCTTTTAATATCTTTTTATACTCATTAAAGTTTCCTTTTGATTCTAATGCAATTCTAACTAGATTTAATGTATTAACTTTTGCACTACCTATAGAAATCGAAGATCCACCAATTGAGTTAAAATGTCCTTGTAACTCTTCTGCTTCGTCTTCTTGAATATCTTTTAAAGAAGAGGTAAGTCTACAACAACTAGACATTCCATCTATTTCCTTTGCATTATAAACATTAACATCTTGCCATTCCATATTATGTTTGCTTACAAATCTAGCGACATCTTCATCTACATATTTACCATCTTTAAATAATAAACTTGCAGATATTACTGGAAATGTGAAGAATTTTTCATGTCTTAATTCTCTTTCATAATCAAGGAAGTCTTTTTGATATTGAATGATATCTTCTAAATGATCAATAATCAAACTGCCATCTGGAAAAGATTCTTCACCCAATAATCCAATAATATGATCCCTATCAAGAATACTGAAATTTGTGTAGGCAGATTGTTCTCCTCCTTTTAAATATGGTTGATTCAAATTAAATAATATTTCTTGCCATTTTTGTTTTTTGTATATTGTCGCATCCTTAACATAATGTAATTCCACATCTTTTTTCCAATAATAATAAGCGTAAATTAAGTAGTCTGGGATTCCTACAGCCCCTGATTGCATATTGGTAGCATAAGATATAAACTCTAAAACATGATGATTAAATGTATCTAAATGTTTTGCAGGTTGAGCTTTCATATCTTTAATAAAATACAATCCTTTTTCAACAATTGGTTTTAATGAAAATGCAAAACAATATGGTTTTAAGGTTGATTCATGAGAATCATGGGAATAAAGAGCACCATTAATTTGCAATTCTAACCATTTATCGGCAGTTTCTTTGCCAAATTTCTCTTTTAATTCTATGTATATTTTATTATGTGATAGCAATTTATTATATGGCTTTCTACTTTCACTAAGCATAATGGAAATATTTTTATCAGTAACATTACTATTATCGTCAATTGAAGCATTGGCAACATTATTACTATTCATAAATTTGTCAAAAAAGTTAGTAATGTTTAGATTTTCTTTGCTTAAACCTTCAATTCCAAACATTTCTTCACCGTATTTTCTTTTAAGTTTTTGAAATTGAATTTTAAAATCCTCATCCAATGTAATTTCGATTCTAAATGTAGTATCTTGTTGGCTATGATCATTTAATTTCATATAATCAACCTTTCTTTATTGGAGCAATTATTGCTTCGTTTTTAAAATCATATATATACTGATTCGTAGATGATGGTATATAATTTATATTTACATTTTCTATCTGAAAACTCCCTAAAACACCATAATCTAAATATGAAATATATTGTTGTAATTCTTTTAAATATTCAATATATCGCCAAGAATATATGATATTACATATTTTATTACCATATTTTTCTTTAAAATATCTAGATATTTTAAATACAGAATCTCTATTCCATTCTGATAATGGCTCGCCACCTACATAACAAATTGACATTGTTTTATATGTATCAAACCATTCGGCCAATTTATTTTCTATATCTTTTATTAATTTGTCGTTATTTGTTTTATAACCTACCCCTTGTAGAATTAATTCTGGATTTTGACAATCTATACATTTGTTAGGATTATCACAACCACTATAGTAAATTGATAATGAAGGATACCATAACCCATCATTATTTATGCTATTCTGTAATGTCACATAAACATCATTCATTTTGTAAAACCCATTTTATAGCTTCATTAAAATTCATTGTTTCTTCTTCTACTTCTAACATTGGCATTGATTGGAATCCTTTAAAAATCATGACATCTATATCAGAACACAGTTCATATTGAATATTTTTACTATCTAGTTTAAGTTTTAATATTTTACATTTAGGGCAATCATTTGAATATAATACCATATGCATCCTCCAATAATTTTATTTTAATATTTATAGAATAAATAGATTCTTTTAAGGTATTTACTTCCAATGATTATTTTTCTTTAATATCTCAATAACATCTTTAGCATAATCCTCGTCAATATTAATCACCAAATACTTATTGTCCGTCTTCTTGCCAACTTCTTTCCTGCCAAATCTAATTGTTTTAAGAATCCTACTCAAATCAATTTGATCTTGCTCTGAAGCATGTTTGTATAAATCATCTTGCTTTATGACTACATATTTGTGAAAGTCAATACCATGTAAAGAAATATTATTTATATAAATTATGTATCACCTTCTTCTTTTGGAATTAAGTCACTAGATTCTACTTTCATTAACCATTGGTATCCATTACTTTCACTACAAATATTTTTGAATCTAAAATAAACAGGATTTGCATTTGGCGAGTCCCTATTTAAATAACGTTTGCACTCATTAGATTTTTCACAAATGTCATGAGAACATAATCCAAAACTAACCAAACCTAATCTTCCATCCTCTCATTCTTAATTTCTGACATTTCATTATCAAAAACTTCAATTCTCACCTTTTTATAATAATTACCTTTATTGGTGTCCTGATCGACAATAAATGCATAATTAACTTTGTCGGTATAGTTCTTCTCATACTCTTCAAAGTCACATTGAATCCAATCGCCATCTCTGCCATGTAAAATTTTAATATGTATCACCTCTTTTGATTATAGCAAGAATTTGATTGGTGGTATTTATAAGATATGTGATCAAATTCTTGCTACATTTTATTTTTATGCTTTATGAACATTAATTATGTCTGTTTATTGTGTAATTATTAACCGATTTTCTTATAATATGTAGTAATATTAGTTTCACGATTTTTGCTAAACATGAAATTAGCTGTATCTTGGGAATTGTATTCTTGGGAAGAGCATGTAGTCCATACTCCGTCAATACGATTAATAAGTTTTTGAGTGTTCATTTTGTTTATCACCTCCTTAAGTTAATGTAAATTATATTATTTTAATCGTGCATTTAATTCACCTCCTTAAATTAATAATCCTTTAAGTTGAACATTTTAAAGGATATTTCAAAACATATTAGGTAATAATTTGAAGATAATCAGAGATAATCGAAGTATGAGAGAGGTGTTTTATGACAATTCAATGTTTACATGATTTCTGAATTTTAGTTTTGAGATTATTTGTTTTTACCTCCTGTGAATATTATAACATTATGGGAATGGTAAGTCAAATAATTTTATTTATTGATTTATGTGTTTAGCAATAATTCTTTTAGATATGTCTTCCTATTGAAATCTGCTTTCTTTTTAATGGCTCTATTTACCGTTTCGTTTTCTCCAAAGTGAAATACTTTTTGTTTTGCCCTAGTTTGTGCTACATAGATAAGATTACTATTCAACATGAACGTATGTGCCTTGGGAGTAATCATTATAACTCTTTTACACTGTCCTCCTTGACTCTTCATTATGCTGATGCTATAAGCAAGTTTAACATTTAATAAATCATTCTTGGTATAAACAACCAATTCATCAAACATTATAATTACTTTGCCATATTCAATTTTAATTATTTTACCGATTTCTCCATTTGCAACAAATGTTTTATCATCTTCGTCTATCCATCCATCTTCTTTATATCTTATCGCTTTATAATTATTAACAGATTGGATTACTAAATCATTCTCATAAAACTTCGTATCTCCAATTTGAATATTAATTCCTTTTAATATTACATTTGGGTTTGCAATTGGTTGTAGATGTTTGTTTATTGCTACTGTACCATAATCACCTATATTGTATGAAGATAAAATCATAATATCTTCTATAGAATTTCCTGATGTTAATAGTTTTTGATATAAAGCTACTACATTTTTAATTATATTTTCTTGTTGCATAGATATAAACATATAACCTTTATCATCGCCAAATATTTGTGGTTTTTGGTGGTCTTCTAAAAACTTTTCGCTATTTCTAGTTTTAGTTGCAACTGTTAATACCCCTCCTTCTCCATATCTAAATATTTGAGTAAGAGAAACTATAGAAAGTAGTTTTGAATTAATCAAATCATAAAATACATTTCCTGCTCCAACGGAAGGAATTTGGGCAGAATCGCCAATCATCAATAATTTGGTTTTAGAAAAATCAATTGCTTCTAATAAGTGTCTCATTAAAAAGACATCACACATAGAAAATTCATCAACTATCACTACAGAATAAGGTAATTTATGTTCTTCGTTATAACCCCACTCTGGTGGCATGTAAGCTAATCCTCTATGAATAGTGGAAGCGTTTTCTTTTGTAAATTCTGCTAAAACTTTTGCTGCTCTTCCAGTCGGTGCAAATAAACAAAATGATTTATTATTGTCTCTTAACATATCAATTAAAGATTTAGTAGTTTGGCTCTTACCACTACCCCCAAAACCATTCAATATACATACATTAGAATTACATACCATAGGTAAAACTTTATATTGCTGATCTGTGAGAGTTACTTCAGAATTTATCTTATATTTTTCAATATCTATATCCCACTTATTTTCTACCTTTAAACCTTCTAAAATCCTATTAGCAATATATAATTCAGTTTGATATGTTTCTTCTAAAGCAACAGTATTTATTTTTTTATCAAAGTGAATATCCTTATCGTTTTTGATAATATCAACATAATGTTCAATACATTTTTTAGCTAAAGATTCAGATTGTTTTCGTAGGACTTTTACATCAATTTTAGTATTTCCATCATTTTCATTTTCTTCTAATAAAAACATAATTGCTGATTTTTGTCTTTGGCTAGAAGTTTGTAAATCAAAAGTAAAATCAATAGGTGGCTTTTCTCCTCTTGCTTTTGTTGCTATGCAATCTTTATTGAATTCAAGGAGTATCTTATCGGCAGTTTTGAAGGCTATTCTTGACAATCCGCATAAGCACTTATACGGATTGTCTTGTAGTTTTTCTTTAATCTTATCAACTGAACCATATTTATCATATAAAGCTTTTAAGATTTTGAATTCAATAAATCCTTTAAATTCTGTAACTAACTCTCCTAATACAAAATTTTCAATGATTTTTCTTTTGATAATCTCAAATCTAACTTCTCCAATATTATAGAGTTTCTTCAAGTCAATATCGTCCAAACGATTATTAATAACTCTATCAATAATGTCTGGATATTCCCTCATTACTTCATCAACTTGACTATAACTATCTAATATACTTTGTAGAAATAATCTAGTTGATGTTTCTGTTTTAGGCATATCTCTTCCTATATTAATTACTTTATAAGATATTCCATTTTTACTTTCTTTTTCTTCGCCTTTTACTGTGTATTCTATACCAATCTCAAGATCAGGTAGATTACCTAAAATACTAACATTATTATATGAATTTTTTGCTATATGCGGATATTTAGTATCATCGACTTCTAGTGCATATATTTTGTAATCATCAGTATTGTAGGGGTTTGCGACTACGACTCCTTTGAATTCATAAACTATTTTATTTTTCAATTAATTACCTGCTTTCTAATATACATCATAATTGATAAGGATTTCTTCGTCTTCGTCTGATTTCATCCACTTTCCACCCACGTTCTTAGTTTTCTTTTGTGTCTTAAATTCATTAACTTTTAAGACATCGTACAACTTGAATGGGTTTTGAGAAAATATCTTTCCATCTTTGATTTTTGTTTTCATTTCTTTTCCATTATTTATTTGGCGTAATGTGACATATGGTTTAGTTTTATCCTTATATACTTCATACTTAATAATTATATAAAATTTATCTCCTGCATTCTCGTTGACATATTCTGTATATTCAAGGAATTCCATTTCGAATTTTACTTGTTCTTTAATTGATAATGGTTTGTCTTCAATGTCTTTAATTATCTCTTTAATATATTCAATCATATTCAATTCTTTATAAAGGGTTTTTGTTGTTTTTTGTGAATATTTTTTTAAAATTTCTTCATTAATTTTAAGTTTTTCTATATCTTTAAAATTAATTTGTTTGGAATAAGCAAACTTATCATATAGTTCTATAATTTGAAGAAGTTTTTTATTTTTTCCGAAACATCTAAAGAAATTTAATCCAGTTAATATTTTAAGTTGACGAGAATTTACTGATGTATTTTTTATATCACTTAATAACTCAATAAAATCTGTATAATTTTTTTGTTGTGCTAAAGCATATAATTCATTTGGCACTTGTTCGTTAAGAAATTTAATTGAAGAAATACCTTTATAAATACTATTTTCTTTTTTATCAAATGTGTATTTTGCGATTGATTTACCAAATGAAATAGGATTAATTTTTGCATTTAATTGGTTAGCTAATGACACCCCTCTATTTGTATCTTCTTTGTTTTCTGCTCTATCTAAGTAAGCAGTAGCAAATTCTAACGGGTAATAAGTTCTTAATCTAGTCTCTGCATATCCATTCATACTGTAACCAGTAGAATGATTATATCCAAATTGATATTCAGAAGAATCGTCGATAATTTGTAGAAATTGTTTTACCTCTTCTTCTGCTGTTTCCCTTGATTTATCTGATTTATCACAATATCCTTCAAGAATTTTTGGCAATTGTTCGTTGAGCAAAACTATGTCTTTTTTTCCGATTGCTCTTCTAGTGGTATCTGCTAAAGATCCACTAAATCCACAAATATCTGTTAGAAATTTAATAGTATCTTCTTGATATACTAAATACCCATAATTATCTTTCAATAAATTATCCAATTGTTCAGAAGGATTTATATTAAGTTCTTTTTTAATTAATCTATCTCTATATGATTTACCAGATGGACGTAGCGCAGCATTTACCAAAGACATATCATTAATAAATCTAGGTTTAAAATCTTTAAGTAACGAAAAAGCATAATCTCCTTCAAATTGAAACACACCTACACTAGAAGTAATCATATTATCCCAAACTTTATTATCATTCCAATCAATTTCATGAGCTTTAAGATAATGAGAACCTATTGATTTATATACATCTTTCATTATACCAACAGTTTTTAATCCTAGAATATCAAATTTCACAAAATTTACTGAATCTACTGCTTTCATCGAACATATTGATACAGGTTGAGATTCATTCCCATCTTTATAATAAACTCCTAGATTATCTGCAAGTGTAATTGGAGAACCAATAATACCTGCTGGATGAGTACCTTTAGCTATAATAGTTCCTTTCAAACCGTCAAAATAATAAAATAAATCCTTATTATTATCTTTTAAATTTTTGAATTCTTTTTTTAAAGTATTAACTCTTGTCAATGCTTTATTATTTCTTATTCGATTACAATAAACTTCATGATAGTCAAAATCTACGGACTTAGCATCCTGTTCATCTAATTCTTCTAGATTAACTTCTTCTTGAATTATTTTGAAATACTCATCAAATAGTTTATCAAATTGATTTTTAATATCCATTACCACATCTAAATTTTCATATTTTAAACCTTTTGCTAATACATCAATAGTTCCTCTATCTCTTAAAGTTGAAAATGCTGATATATATGCCGTTTTCTCTGGTGTAAATCTTTTGATAATATATTCATAAACTTTTACACGATCCTCTGGAGCGAAATCTATATCAATATCTGCGAGAGAAACTCTATCAGCATTACAAAATCTTGAAAAAACAGTATTCCATCTGATAGGATCTACATCAGTAATATCTGTAATAAAAGCAACTTCACTACCACCAACAGAACCACGACAAAACCCATATGGTATTTCATTCTCATTACAGTAATCAACTAATTCAGACATAAACATCATAAAGCTTTCCATATTTTGTTTTTTCATTGCTTCAAATTCTTCATTTATTTTTTTCTTATACTCATCTAATTTAGTTAAATCAAGAATATTATTATCCTTTTTTGCTTTAAACTTTTTCGAAATAGTTTCTTTCCAAATATCTACTGCGTTGTTTCCGTATAAATTAGGATATTTAAATGATTTGTCTAATTTAAATTCTTCAACCATATCAGCAAATTTATTTGTGTTAGATATAGCTTCCATCCATACCTCTTCGGGCAACGCATTTTGAATTCTAAAACATTCAACCAATTCATCAAAACTTTTCCAAGTAAGGTCAAATTCATCTTCTTCTCCGTAGAAACTATCTTTTGATATTTGGAGAATTTTTCTACACTCTGCTTTATATTTTGAAGATGAATGTGTATCTGTACCAGCTATTAGAGGTATATTATATTGTTTACTCCAGCCCCACAGTAATTTATTGTATTCTATTTGATGTTCGTGTGTGTGGTACTGGATCTCTAAGAAACATCTATGACTATTTTTAGACATCCACTCTAGAAATCTTTGTACATAACTATCTTCGTCATCTTTTTTTCTCCATAATATTGATGCTAAACAAGCAGTTGTAATTATAATATTTTCACTTGTATTCATTAATTCTTCAAATGATATTCTAGGATTATAATACATATGCCTATCTGTTTTGTCATCTAATTTTCCTTTGGAAGTAGATTTGGAATTTAAAGTGTTTAATTCTAATACTCCATCATAATTCTTGGCATATAATCCAATATGATATCCTCTTTCATCTGCTTCGAATTTAGTACATAAGTATGATTCAATGCCATGTATGTATTTAATTCCTGCCTTATCGCAATCCTGTTTCTTTTTTATCCAATCGTACATTCCTCCATGGTTAGAAAACGCTAATGCTTTACATTTTTCTTTTTTAGCAAGTTTAATATACTCTTTATAACTAGTACACGAATCAGAATAACCATTACAATTACTTGTATCATCATGAATATGGTATCTAATATAATTATTCATATTACTCCTCCTAATCCATAAGTCCTTCCATCCACGTTAAATCATTTTCATCAACCTTATTATCTTTATTTTTAAACATGTCTAAAGTATCAAGATATGCCTTATATGGAGCATGTATTTTTGATGAATATCCATTCAAATTCGCTAAGAAATAACTTTCTGTATCTGTAACATCTTGCCACCATATTTTATTATCCAATGTTGTTTTATACTCTTCTTGTTTTATTTTTATTTCTTTTACTGTCTTTACAATATCATCGAGTAATTCTTGAATTGATTCATCATCTAAAGATATTTCAATATAGCAATCTTTAACTAAAAATTTACTTTTAATATCTTCGGGTAAACAATCTATAGAATTATCAACTATCATTTGACTAAGATAATCATCAATTTGTTCTTCTGAAAATTTACTATCTGATTTCTTTAACCACATCTTAGCATTTGAAGATAAACTATTTCCTATATCATTTCTTTCAATAATACGATTTTTTAATTTGCCATTAGCTTGCATACATTCCACTTCAACATATTTGAGGAACGCCCATCTAGCTACAATTTGATACATTGGTATGTTTAACTTTTTGTGGACACCGTATGAATAAAGGATGAGCTGGCCTTTTTCTTTATCAATCTTTTTACCTTTATATATACTTGAAGTTTTAAAGTCAGTAATTACGAAAATGTCTTTATCATCTCTTTTTTCCATATGTATAGCATCAATATAAGCTTGAATTAATATATTATTTATTTTTATAGGAACAAACACCTCACACTTTAATTTATATGGAATTTGTTGATGATTTTTAAAGAAGTGTCTCATACATGATTCATATTTATTTCCTATTTTATTATTTTTGTCTTCATCACTTCTATTATATTTAAGTCCACCAATAGTAAATTCAAATAGTTTTTCTTCAAATATTTCTATCATATTTTCATATGATATTTCTTTATTATAATATTTCTCTAATATATCATGAGATGCGTTGCCAAATACTCCATATATTGAATCTTTTCTGTCCTCTGGTATTTTAAGTATATATCGTAAGAAGAAAGTGTACGTATCTCCTTTATATTGATTATATTTTGACCAAGAATATATCTCGTCACAATCTAATTTATTTGCTATTAATTGAATTTCTTCAAACTGTTTTCTCAAGTCTTTTATCCCTCTCTTTAATATATTTTTTATGTTCTATTTCATCATACAAAATTTTGTATTTAAATAAGTATTCATATATTTTATTAGGTGCGTCCATAGGGGCTTGTTTGTCTTTTAACAAATTATATTTATCATAAATGTAATAAATATTTCGTATACCATAAAATTTTTCACACATACTTCTAATATGATGTAAATCTACTCCTACGTCCATTGCAATTACTATATCAATATTTAGTCCTATTAATATTATTACTTGTTCTGGAGACATATCATGACTTTCAATTGCTACTACCGTACCATCTTTTCTACTATGTCTTTTTAAAACAGATTTTTGTGATTCTGCAACTACACAGAAACCTGATTCTTGAATAGTTTTATAATTTTCTTGAAGTCCATAAATATTAAGCGACTTGAAATATTTTTTGAGTGGAAAATATTTTGGTATATCCAACATTTCCCATTCATTAATTGTTGTTCGACCCATAATTCCTATGAAGTCGTTTTCTTCTCCACACCAATATCTTGTTGGTATAACTATTCTTTTCTTTTCTGCGCTATATCCTATCTTAAATACATCACATGTAAAAGGCAGAATGCCCTCTCTAAGCCACGAGATGTGAACCAATGGTGTATATTCTTTAATGATACTATCATCGTATGTCTCAAGCTCATCTAGATTAACAACGCATCGTTTCCTTTTAACCTTTTTGAATACGTTCAATGGATCTTTTTTATCAGGTTTATCTTCTTTTATTTTAAAATTGTACTCCAACCCTAATAATTTATGTAAATATTTATTTGCCTTTGGAAATGATATATTTTTAATTGTCATTACTAATGTCAATATATCACCTCTAATAATATCACTATCAGATTGAAATATCTTAGTAGATAATGTTTCTTTGTTTATAGCAATATTATTATTAGATGTATGATTAGGCAATCCTGATCTATACTCTTTTGTATATTCCTTAATACCATGACAATCTAGTGATTTTAATATTTCTTGTAATTTATTATTCTCTAATATGTATTGTTTAAGCTCAATAGAGGTCATTCAAGTATGTTCACCTACTTTTCTAAAAGTCTACTGGTACAGAAGTAATTCCTACCTCTTTAAGCAAATTACGAGAAAGATCATGTTCTATGACTATTTGATATGTATTAGCAGATCCTTCTCTGTTCTTAACTATAAATAATATTTGATAATTCTTATCTCTACTTAATGTTACTGGAATCTTTGTTTTCCCATTTTTACCTTCTAATCTAAATACTTTTAACTCATTCTTACCACCTGGATATTCGTCTTCAAAGATATTTCTTACCATAATACAAGTTGACGCAGGATCAATCATATTTTTACTCATACCAATATTATCTTGACTATAAAATCTCTGTCTTGCTGTTTTACCTTTTTCTAATTGAAATGTAATTGTAATATGTAGGTTTTTTGATTCTGGTTTTACAACATCGTATATTTCAACCATGTTTTGCATCATTTCTAACCATGCATTATCAGAAACTTTACCAGCATCATTTTTAAATGTGTCTATCATAAATTGGGTAACACCAAGACTAGAATATTTCTTAATTATTTTGATTGCCTTCGCTGTTGAATATCTTTGAAATGGAATAATAGTGATTGCTTTACTTTCCTTTTGTTGTTTTATAATTTCAGCAGCTTTAAATAAAGTTTCTTTTAATTTTTCACTATACTTTCCATCTCTAACAATATATTTTTGGATATCTTCTTTAAGAATATTATTGCAAATATATACAATGTATTCCCTCTGCCACTTCTTTAATCCATCTTCATTAAGCATAATTACTATTTTTTCTTTATTATCTATGATGCTTTGAATAATAGCATTTCTAGCAATAGATGATTTTCCTACATTAGATAGCCCTCCTATTAAAGTAATGTTTCCACATAACATACCACCTGTCTCCTTAGTAACCATCGGAAGATTATGATAAGATAAACCAACTGCAAATCCTTTATCTAGCTCTTCTATTAACTCATCTATTTCATCTGCAATATTATAACTTTTTACTTCTCCTTCGACATTGATAAATATATGATTCAAATGAGTTTCATAATATGCATATATTTCCTCTTGGTTCATATCAACAAACTTACTAAGTTGATCATATACTGGAAATTTTGCCTTCAATAATCCCAATACGGAATTCCACTTATATAATTCTTCAATATAACCAATTAAATTTTCTTCCTTAACATACTCTTTAGCTTTTTCAATCGTTTCATATCCATTATATTCATCATACTTAACTTTTAATTTATCATGTTTTTCAAGATATAAACCAACAGTTATTTCGTCTAATGATTGTTTTTTTTCTTTTATTACAATATCATAAGCTATATTGAAATAAACTCTCCAAATATTATTACTAAAATCTTCAACTCTCATTTTTTCATTTGTATAGATTAATTCTGGATTCTTGTACATGATACTGACTATATTTGCTTCACAATTTAATTTAAATTCTTTAATTTTTTGTACAGCATTTATAAGTTCTGTTTCGTAAGCAGTTGGTTCTTTTTTTGTAGTTGATTTTGTCTTCTTTGCTACGACCATTTACCATAACCCCTCTAATTCTTTATTAACATTTTTACTTTTTGACTTATATTCAGCTCCTTCATGTATTTGATTTTCCAATTCTATATTTACTGTTTTTTCTTCTGCCTTCTTAGAATTTTTTAATCTTGATACAACATTGTTTATTTCCCCTTCAATAATAAGCATTATTGTGTTTATAAGATGTCGTTCATCCTTAATTTTCTCTCTATTTGGCCCTATGTATTGTAAAATAGTATATTTACAATATTTACAAGTAATTAACATTATTTTGTAATCATAACTTGCTTGTGGTTTTTGCTTTTTGTTCGCCATAAACGTTCCTTTATGTAATCCTTTAAGTCTTAGTGCTAAATACTTTGGAAATTTTAAACCTGTTTCATATTGTAGAATTTCTTTAAAAATGTAGTCACATAATATTAACCAGTCTATCTGTTCTTGTTTCTTAGTTAATTTTTCTTCCATTAAATCACCTCAATAGTTTATAGGAATAAGGGGTTATTAAAGACAATAACCCCTTATTAAAAAAGATGTATTTATTTAAGCATTGTGGCGAACTCTAGAACTTCTGTAAGTTTCTCAAGATCATTATTAATTAAATCTTTAATGTTAATTTCTAAATCCCTCATTTTCTTGCCTATTTTTTTTTGATTCTCTTCTGAACTATTTTTAAGAAGTGATTTAATATTATTAGAAATATCTTCTGCTTTTTCATCCTCTATTTCCATGGATTCTTTGTCTTTATTTACTCCTACTGATAAATCTACAGCTTTTTTCACTCCGAATTTCTTTGTACTCTCCCATTTGGCTCTCCAAATTTCAAAAGAAGGATTTTCTATGATTTCTCCTTTTTTTGTTACTCCTGTTCTATCTTTATAGATTTTTCCAAAGTAAGTTACATTGCCATCTTTATCTTCTTTGGTAAACATTTGAATTACAATATCAAAATCATAATCTGCTTTTTTAGCTAAATCTGGTGCTTCCCCAATTTTAACCCTATCGATACCCTTTTTCTTTTCGTCATCTGTAGGATCTCTAAAAACATCTTTCTGATGGGCAACCTCAACAACCCATTTTCCTTGTGATGAAAACATAATGTAAGCTGTTTTTAATGCTTGATTCCATCTCTTGATATGGCCCCAATCACGTTGACTCAAATTTAAATCCTCTAAATCAATGTCTTTGCCTTTTCTAACTTGTTTTCGTGATCTTTTTTCTACAACTTCGTAAGCTGCCGATTGCATATTTTCATATAATTTTGTTCCACTATCGATTGAAATAGTATCAAATTCTTTCAATGCTTCTTCGTCATTTAATTCATCTAATGTGTCTTGAACTTCTGATGCAGATGTTGTACGCATAATACCAAGAATATTAGGATTGCTTTCAAGATAATATGTATTACCATCTTCACTATCTACTAAGTTAATATTTGGGAATGTTCCTGCAAAAGTTGATTTTCCTGAACCCGTAGCCCCAAACGCTAATACTTTCCCACCAACATATGCTAAAATCTCTTCTTTTTTCTGAAAACCCATTTATTCAATCCCCTTTATATTTTATTATTTTATTTCTATAATTATTTTGTTTATCAGGAGGTATTTAACCTCCTGATATTAATTTAATATTAATTAGTCATCTAACAGTTTCATCCAAGCAGCATCATCATTAACTACTTCGTCTTCTTCGGTATCATCATCGTCTTCTTTTTTATCTAATGTTTTTTCAAATTTAGTAACACTTTCTTCTAAGCTTTCTGTTTCTTCCTCCTTCTCTTCTTCAACTTCAATAAATTGAGAAAGGAAAACTAAATCACTTTCTTTATATTTATCTTTATTGATTGCCAAAATTGGAACTTTTGTTTCTCCTTCGCCTTCAAATGTAATTAAAGGTCTTTTTATAAGCATTCTTTTTTCTTTATTTCCACCAATTGCACATTTACTAAGAGCTTCTTCCTCTGTGATAACATTAAGTTCAATAAGTTCTCGAATATCTTCTGGAAGATCGTCTAGTGTAATACTTACTACACTTGCCCCCTCAAGCATTTCTCCTTCTACAGTGACTTCTACGAGTGTTCCTTTTTTTGCTGGATTTAAAAACTTAGCAATGAATTTTTTTGTGTTTTCTGGTTTTACCTTATCAACTTCTAATTCAAATGTCTTTGTGAACGCAACTGTTTTTTTGATTTCTTTCCCATCATATTTTCCAACATAATCAACTACATAACCTGTAATTGGAAATGATGCTTTTTCTTTATCTAATTTACCTACTGCGCTGGCATCACAGAGCATTGTTTGTGTGAATACTGCTTTATATTCTTCGGGTTTAGCTTTAGATAGAAATATAGAAGACACTTCTTTTTTAATGGATACACTATCATTATAAGCTTGATATTTTAATTTCCCTTTAACATTAACAACCATTCCATTTTCAAGATGTTGCTGTATGTATTGAATTGCATCATAAGCAGACAAAAATTTATTTTTGAATGTCTTATCTTTTGTATCTTTTTTTAAACCAACTTTAATGAAACAAGAATCTGCTACAGACTCAAGAATTGTTTCGTCAAATCTATCGTCCCAATCAATGGTGAATTTATTATCAAAGTCTTCTTGTTTTTTACCATCTACTTCTTTTATACCATGAACATATACTACATTATCTCTTTCTGATCCGTAACCACCCATCATATCTGAATAGATGACATTGCCATTTCCACAATCTACACCAAGATTCATTTGATTCCAAACCCAATCTGATTTAGTAGTATCTTTATCCATTGTAAAAGTATAGTCATTAACTTTTGCTTCTCCGATGAGTAAGAATTGTGCTTTCCCTTTTTTAAGACCTAATTGCTCTTCTTTTTTTGCCATTATATGTATTCCTTCTTTCAATTATTTTATTTTATTATTCTATTCACATGATTTATTAAAATATAATTGAAAGAAGGAGGTGGCTTACTTCTACAGATAGGAACTTGGCCCCATGCTTTTGTTTTAATAAACATCTTTCCTTCCTATTATTATTATTTTATCTTACAACCTTAACATCGAAATTGAATTCTAAACATTTTCTACTAGCCAAATAATCACACCAATGTACAAAGTGTTGTATTTTACTTTTTGGTTTTGGTAACACTTGTTTCTTTGTCTTATAATCAAAACACCAACTTCCCATATGCGACTCAATATTACCAACAATCATATTCAACGTATCTTTGTCTATACAACTATTTATTTCTTGATTATTTCTTAGCATATTTGCAACAATTAATGGATGTTCTGTGACGGTATGAGAACTATTATCTAATCCTGATTTACATCCATCGTGTAAAATTAGTGATGCTATAATTATGTCTTTATCATCTTCGGTATATTTAAAAACATCTAATCTAAACATTTCTATTGCAATTCTTACTGCTGATTGGGTATGTTTCACCAAACCTCCCTCTCCCAAAGCATATTGCGGATGATATTTACCTGAAGATGATGCAGGAATTGAGAAGAAATATTCTGGTAAGTTATTTAAAGCTTTTTCTGTGAATTCTTTGATCTTAGGATTTAATATGTATGAGAGTTCTGTTTTGAAAATATTTAATCTATCCACTCGTTACTCCTTTCATTAACTCAACTTAATAATTATAACATTTTCTAATCTCAATGTCAAACATTTTATTTATTACTTCTAACAAAACATAAGCCACTTAAAATTCCACATTCAATAGAAGTTATGTTTTGAAAATCATCATATAGCAAAACGATTAAAATTTAAATTTCTGATACTATTTTCTATTTGACACATAATATTATCAATATCATATTTTGAATCAATGGTAATATTAATTGTAATATTTTGGGCAACATTTTCAACTTTTGGATCTTCTTTCTCAACCTCCTCTACCCAATCCCACTCTTCTGGCTCATTCTCATCTAAAACATCAGCAATAACTTTCACACAAGTATTTAATTGTTTAATTGCTACAATGTCATAGGCTTCATCCTCTGGAGATAAATCTTCATCATAATCATTAATTGATATTCCATAATCACTATACCCTAATTGAATATCTTCTTTATTGCAGAACATTTTTTCATTTTCAATATCATCTAACAAAGCACATAAGTCTCCATCTCTCATTTTGAAAAGCATTGAACTATTCAATTGTGATTTTTTCATTTTAGTATTCCTACTTTCATTATTATTTTGCTTTATTACTTCTATGTATGGTTCTAAATCTTCTGGTAAGAAATAATCACCTAGTTCAGCATCTCTTTCATCATCTAAAACAATTGTATTTCCATCAATTCTTATTACATATAAATATGGATCTTTATTTTCTTTTACTTTTCTCCAACAACTTGAATTAAAATGACTTCCTTTGCTCTTTGAATGAGGGACTACTTTTTGACCAATTTTTATATGCTTTAATTTCATTTCTAATTCCTCTCTACTACTTGATAAATATCACCGTTATCTACCTTATGAATCCAATACAACTCATCACTATGTAAATTAACTTGAATGCGATAATGGAATGCAGTTTCTTCCATGATAACTCTATAAGTGTCTTTCTTAAAAGAATTAAAATCTTTAAGGAATCTTACTTTTCTCATGTTTCACCTCCTTTAAATACCATAAATTAACTGTTTGATGGATTATCTATAAAAACCAACGAGTAAGTCTTCTTCGATGTCGTCAAAGTAATTACCGTGTGTAAAACCAATGATCTTAATTCCTTGAGCGTGTTTGTGATTAAGATTTTCATCGTAAGCATCAATATAATATGCTAATTTCTTATCAAAATTTTCACTTTGATTAATAATTACTTCTGGTTTTTCAAAACCTGTCATTTCAATTAATACTCCAACATATCTCTTTTCGTATGACTTAGCCCCTTTATAACATTTAATTAAATTTTCTCTAGTTAATAATTTCATACTCTTTCCTCCAATTTATTCTTTATCCCATTAAACTAAACTTTTAATCTATTCTATTAATTTATACGTCATTTCAAAAATATCAGGTTTGCAAGGATATCTTTCACCTTTTACACCTGTAATGATATAGTCGCCTTCGTCAATCTCATGAAATCCTTCAAGCGTTTTAATTGCTGGAATTCTACTTGTTTTTGGTAATGCTCCATTTTTATCATAGTATCCTATAAATTTACCACCTATTGCGTAACAAGCATACCCATCTTCCATTCCACTTTGATAAACTTTTGCTTCAATTATTATTGCTTTCTTACGATATTTAGACATTGCGTATTTCCTCCTAAATTTATTATTTTCTATCAACTAAACTCTATGAAATTCCTCCAAAACAACAATTCGCTACTACTTCTATAAGCAACTCTTTCCAAACTTTCAGCACACCATTTTTTATACTTTTCTTCATCTTTAAATCTTGAATCAATTTTCTTTTTAGCTTGTCGGACTAAGTTAACACCTTGCATATCAGAAATCTTCTGAGAATACTTCTTTAGTTCAAATTTATCAAGATCAATTTCTATGTATCCTATGTGTTTTGGCAAAAGTTCAATTGGTATGGTATTTACTGTGCTTATAATATATGTCCTTGCACAAGCTCCACAAAAACCATTTTTATAATCACTTAAACTTGCTTTTGCTTCAATTGCTTTCATGTCATAATAGAACTTACCTCTACCTAATGATACCTTCTTTAAACCAACACAATCCACAATATTTTTCTGTGACTTACCTTGTTTGTTAAATAATTTTGATATGTCATTATCCCACATAGAACCTACTTCTGTGCCTAATTTATTATATCCCCAACCGAATAATATGTATTTTGATATTTCTTTTAATAGAAAATGTGTTTCTGTCTCATTTTTAGGTCTATTATAATTCAATTAATTATTATCACCTCGATTCACATCTAAAATATTTACTAATCTTCTTCCTTTACAATATCCCATAATTTCAAATCGTCGCTATTTTTATCTTCATATGGTACAAATCCTATTACAATTTCATCATCAACAACATGTATGGGATTCTCAAAATTATCAATATAATAACCATTTTCATTAATCCATCCATAACCAATAAAGTCTTTAAAATCTTCATGTCCTGAATATCTTGATTCGTTTCCTACCCATATGTAAGGAGTCATAATTTTTAATTCTATATTATCTTTAAATCTTTTATCAATAACTAAACATAAATATTTATTCTTTGAATTATATATTGCTTCTTCTTTCTTGTCTTTCTCTATGCATTCTTCCACTGGGAATTTAGTTTGCATAAATTTAAAGATATTTGTGAAATTAGATATTTTCATAGTTAATTCTCCTTTTCGGCACATTGCATTACCTTGATAATATGTTAGCCCCAAACAATCATTTTACCATCACAAGCTTTACATTTTTCTGTACCACCACTATTAACCCAAGAATCACCTGTTCTATTAAAAAATCCTTTGTCTACTATTCCACTTCCATGACAAACAGGACAACAATGTGGTTTTCCTACTGTAACATATGTAGTTTTATAAATCGGATGAACAGGATAGAATATTTTACCAACTTTTAAATATGGATCGTTCATTTAGTTTAATTCTCCCTTCTTTTAATTTTTTGACTCATAATAATTATAACATTTTCACAACCATATGTCAAACAATTTTATTTTTATATTTAATAAAATCATCCTTCTTTATACCAATCGCTAATGCCTTCTTTTTGCTCTTCGCATTTACCGTTCTCATCAAGTGCTACAAGTTTATTCTCTAGAATAATAGTGCATGAATCTTCCCAATAATATTTACAAAGCGAATTTCTGCAATGAATTAACATTGATACAATCCCTTTCTATTTGAATTTATTTTCTAAATCCACGTTCTTCAAGTTCTCTGTAATACCCAACCCTATCTTCTTGAAGTTTTAATGCTAATTTACATATAGCAAACAACATATTAGAGTCTGTAATTGTAATATCTCCGCATTCTGCCGTGTATTTATGTTGCCACCAATCTAATATACTATCATAATTTAAAATATCATTTCTTCTTAATTCAATGAAGACTTGAGATTTATTTTTAGATTCTATTCTGAAAATAATCTTATCTCTAAGCATTTTATTCTTTCCTTTATTCTTATCTACTACACTTAACACTTCCACCTGCATCGATATCCCCAAATACTTTACCACATCTTACAGAACCTCCTGCATCAACTGAACCGCCAATATCACCACATTCTAATGATCCTCCTACATTTACATTGCCTTTAATATTACCAGTTATCTCAGCACCTCCATCACATTTTAAAGATGCTAAATCACCTTCAAATTTAATATTTACATCACCTGATAGACCAGACAAAGTGATTTTACCATCAACATATACATTGCCATTTACAACTGAAATATTATTTCCACTTGTTTGAATCTTAGTCCCATTAATAATTATTGTATTCAATTCTATTCACCATCCTTAAATTAACACTAATAAATAAAACATATACCCAAAGTAACTAAGAAATGCTAAATTTAAAATAATCCCACGCAATGTTCGCTTAGATAAGTAAGCTTTTGCTAAATATATTTTGCGATTTTCTTCTATTGATAAGTCCATTTTCTTAAAAACTGAACCTTTAATAAAAGCAAGCATAACCCATGCAATCATAATAATGGTAGGTGTTACGTTTAACCCATTTCCCTGTAATAGTTTTCATCGTAAATTCTGATACGTTTGTTTTAAATTTAGGATTGACCTGTATCTCTTGACTATTTACAATAACTTCAACATAAACCGCATCAGGAAAAATATCCTTTATTAATTGATGTAATTGATTAATCTTTTCTTCCATTTATATTTTCACCTCCAATCCATTCAAACTTGTTTTCATCGTATTATTTAAATTCCTTCGGGTAATATTGCCCACATAACTAAATAAACTAAAATTCCTGCTCCTCCTGCTAAAGTAAACACTACAAAGCCAATTCTAATAAATGACGAATCAATCCCAAAATATTCTCCAAGACCTCCGCACACACCACCAATAGATTTATCTGTAGTAGAAAGATGTAATTTCTTAACAACATGAATATTTTGTTGTGTTCCTTGTTGAATTGTTACTCCTTCTGCAAAAGCTACGCTAGTTGTTACAAATAATAATGATAAACATAATACTAAAGTGATAATAATATTTTTCATTTATGTATTCCTTCTTCCATAATATTACTTATTATTGATATAACCTAAATTGAATTGTTAAAAATGCTACTAAAGAAACAGCATGAATCATAAATGTCAATTGCGTTACATTTTGCTTATAAATAATTTTAGCAACAATAACTATAGAAAACCAAATTGCAATTACTAATGAAATTAATTTAATCCATATTAATGTATCCATAAATATCACCCCTCCTTTCAATCCATTAAAAACTACATTTCCAAGGTTAATATTTTGGTTTAAACGTATATTTACCAAACAAATTCTTCCTAGACATTACAGGTTTGCCATCTTTATATAGTGGTCTAGTATATAAATTTAAAACTAGGGAATCATTAATTTCTTGCTGATCCATTTTATCTCTATCGTGTGACATCACTCTACCGCCATATTCTTTTTCAATATGGTACATATCATCAAAAACTTCCACAACAACTCCATAACACCATGTTTTATTCTGAGAAACTTCAATTAATTGACCAACAATAACATTTTCCATTCTTATATCTTCCTCTCTTTCCAATGAATTCTTAATTTTTTGGGATTAATTGTCCTGCTCCGACAAACCAGCTATGATGACCTTGATTACTTATCATCCTTTCAGTAGAAAATATAGCTTCATCTTTTGTCTTAACCTGAACATATTGAAAAGTATCTTCCCATTCTGACTTATTATTTCTTTTAAAACTATAAAATACTTTATATACGTTTGATTCTTCAATCATTAATTCACCTCCAATAAATGAGTCATTTGTTGGTATTCTACATATATTCTCTTCTACCTCCCCATATACTTTCTTCGCTTCTTTTGTGCCTTATAAACACTCCCAATTATGTATCCTCTTATATCTTGCTCTTTTGCTTTAGCTTTTCTTATAACTTCTTTATCTGCTTCCTTTTTAAGATATGCTAATATCATTTCAGCCAATTCATTATTCCTCTTTCATTATATAATTATTTTTATATTTAGTCAAGCTTAAATTCTCTTAAATTATTATCAATTCCTAATTGCTCATTGAGTTTGTTGTATTTCTTCATATCTTTTGTAAACCATGAGGTATCAGTGCCTATATAGTTCTTTATCCACAAAATACAACCTTCGCTCACAAGAAATGTCAAACACCCGTACAGACATAATTCCTGTGAACCTAATTTTATTTTCTTGGATAAGTGATAATTACGAGTTAATTTTCGCTGAACCATTTCATATGTGAGTAGTTTATTTCCTTTGACTTTATTGGTATAGCAGTCATAAACTTTGTCATGTAAATTTAGCAGTTCCATACGTTTAATTCTCCTTCATTTTATTTATTTAAGACTTATATGTTTCTAGAATATGTTGAACTAAAATATTTATGTCTTTATTAAGTCTTTCTTTGCGATTTAATAAATCCTTTTCTAAATTCCATGTATTATATTTGTCTGTTTCACTGAATTTAATATAATTATATCCTTCAATTCTATTTCCAATATCCTCTAACAATCTAAAAAGCAGTATGTCGTTTTCAACAAAATCTAACATCTTATTCATTCCTTCACTTAAATAATTCGTTTATTAGAAAAATCTACTCTGGTTTTTTCATAAACCATCGTACAAAAAACAATGTGTCTCTATATTTTCTTCTATAATCTTCAATCTTTTCTCTTCGAGCATAATCTTTATTATATTTTTCTAAATCAATTAAATATTTGTCTCTCTTCTTGATTGCTTCTTTAAGTGATTCATCTGTCTCTTCTTTTGTGCTTAAAACAACATCAGTCAAATAAACCATTACATTATCTGTTCCACGCAATGCTTTTTCAATATTTATAATTTTGTCTTCTTTTACCAAGTAAAATTGATCATGCATACTAAGAGGTGGTTTATCTAATTCTGTTTCTAAAATAGTTTCAAAGCTTTCAATTTCATCAACTATTAAAATATATGGAATTTTATTATACTGGTAACTGGAATATTTTTCAAACTTATATACCTTTTGAATGTTCTTGCCTTTGAAAATACTTTTCATTTTTATTCCTTCTTCCTAATTTATTTATTTAACCAATCTCTCATTGATTCTCTGAATATCTTCGATAATTCTCACATTTAGATACTTCTTATGAATGTTAAACTCTGATGAACAAGATGTGTATTCTAAATCTTCTTCTGGAATTAAGTATCCAGATTCATCTAACAATAATCCACCAATTAAACATAACCCTTTCTCACCGACAGTAAGACCTCTAAGATATAATTTATCACCTAACATTTCTTCTCCAACAATGATAATGTCACAATCTAATTCTTTTTGCATGTAATCTTTTGTTGACCATTGTTTATATGTTTTGCTATCTTTCTTTAATTTATAAATATTAAAATCAATGTTCATTTTTAATTATTTACCTCCATTCTTATTTTTAACCACTCACCAATATCACTACAAAAAGTATTGTCACTTCGTTGACATTCTTTAACTAAAGAACAAGAATCACACTCTAACATTATAATACCTTCACGAATAATTTGAAGATGTTTATTTGTTAATCCGTCTTTGCTCATTTTGTACACCATTTAGTTTTAATAGCTCTATTTCTTAGAAACGCGACAACTCCAAACCCCAATACAATTTTAAATTGAATTAATGCCCAAGCATAATCACAAGTAAGATAATTAAAGATAGAACCAAATGTCATTAATCCTGCTCCAAATGATATAAACAGATCAATCTTTTTCATAATAAATCACTCCTTATTTAAATTCAAATCATATACTGCTATGGATACTATTTAATAAACTTTGCATTATCTGGCAGTAATTCTTTATGACTTTCTGGAATAGTACCATTATGCCAAAGGTTAGTAGTAACCACTTCTCTACCATCAAAGAATTTGATTATACATTTATCTCCACCAAAACCTCTAAACGAACTTCTACTATTTTCGTTTCCAATATGATAGTGCTTTCCATCAATTCTTACAGTGTTCTTGTTGTCTTTAATTTTTACCTTATCATTCCAAAAATCAATATAAAAGCATTTATCACCACAAATTATTTTATGACTATAACTACTCTCTTTGATCTCTTTATCACAAATTACACAATTCAATTTTTATTTTCCTCCTTTATAATCCTAGCAAATGAAACTTTTATACTATGTGCAACTTTTTAGGAAATTCACTTACTTTTTCAGGATAACTACATTTCAAAACTTTTTCTACAGCATTTTCAGTAAGCTCATATTCTCTGAGTTTATATGTAATTAATCCCCTATCTGATAAGACTTGAAGAAACCATTCCCAATTAATACTGTGATGTTCAACCAACTTCTCTCCATTTACATAAATTGCGTTCCAATCATCAGATTTAACACTAACTATTTCTAACACATACCTTCCTCCTTTCTAAATACGATAAATCTAATTTTTCATCCTATTGCCTTTGCATTCCTAATATCACATTCTATCTGAGCCTCTTCTAGGGTCTTATATAAATTCTTTAAATCTTTTTGACCATCATACTTATCCAAATATATTTTATCTACATTTAGAATTATTCCCTGATTTTTATTTCTATCTTCTCTATGATAATTATAATAAATAGAAGATACAATATCTTGTTTTACAGAATATGTATAAGTTGTGATATTCCCATAAGAACAATGTGGACAACTAGCCTTTGTCTTCTTACCCAATACTTCAACTTCAACATTATAATTCCCATTACATTGTTCGCATTTTGTCTGTTTTGCTTTTGATTCAATATACCAAACTTTATCATGGGGGACAAAACCACAATTTAATTTCCTCTGAATTTCTAATTCTTTTTCTTTCAACGCTTTGTCTAATTGTTCCTTATGTAATCTATCAGTATTAAATATGCCTCTTTTTAATTCACTGATTTCTTTACTGAGTCTCTTGTTTTCGTCTTCTGTCAATTGTAGTTTTTCAATTGTATTCTTAATCTTGTCATTAACTGCTTTGGCAATAATTTCCCTTAGGTTTACTTCGTATTCCTCTAAAAAATCTTCTGGATTATAATAAGGTTCTCTACTTTCGTCATCGTAAAACATTTGTATTCTCTCCTTTTTATTTTAAATTCCTTCGAATTAGACTTTTTATTCTGATTTAATTACTGTATTTTGTTTTAAGCTTGAATATACATCACTATAAAGATATTTTCCAATCAAATCTTCTTTACTTTTAATTTTAAAATCCGTATTAAATTTGTAGTTATCATAAACTGTATGCTTTGTAACACGATTATTTGTTTCATCAACCAAAATCAAAATAGTTCCGTAATTGTTTGCAGATACATCAATAATTTTGAATTTTACTGGTTTTTCGGTAATTTCTGCCCCACAACCAGTAAGTGCTACAGATAAAATTAATGTCCCAATAAGGAAACTTATTTTCTTCATAATTCTCACCTCCTATAAAAGAAATCTTTCATGTCTCCTATGTATACATTTATTATATTATGTTTATACTAAGAAGTCAAACTTTATTTTCCAACTATTCTCTAATCATTTCTTCGTAAGAAATATATACTATACATTCTTCATCAGACTTTTGATCACACTTTCCTTTTGTGATAACACAATGATGTTCAGAAGTCCCATATTTACACATTTGACTTATCTCCTTTCTAAAATACTTGCAAATTTGGAATTCAATCTATAGATTTATAAATTCTAATACTTCAATGCTTCCGTCTAACTGACATACCTCACATCCATCATGAAGAATTGTTTCTAAAATATAAGTAGCATCTTCTGAATCAATTCCTTCCAAATTATCCCCGTTAATTTCAATAAGTGCTTTTACAATCAATTTTATTTTCCTCCTAACCCTTAAATATTGTGTTTCGTGTGCTTAACCACTAAAATCAAATTTATTGCATATCTGACAATATGTATCGCAGAATGGTGGAGAAGTGGAATCTAAAGCACTCTTTCCATCTTCCCAACGATGTGTACACACATCTTGAATAGCTTGTATTTGTTCTTTGAAATCAGTTTCCAATTTCTTTCTTTGCTCCCTGTAAGATGATTCTATGTCTATACGTTTTAGTTGTAGAGGATGTAATCTAGATTTTAATTTAGAAACATATTTATCTAAAGACATATTATAATACTCCCGTCCTTTCAAATAGCATTTTTAAATGTTCTTTAATCTTAATATCTCATCTTCCAAACTCTTAACATAATTATTAATCTTATAGATGTTTTCCCAATTCAAATAATCTACATGAGCAATTCTTTGTCCACTTTGAAAACTTATAACACTTCTTGTTTCATATTCTCCCATCCCAGCATAATAGCTTTCACTTTCTAATTTAAGAGGAAACATTATTTTCTCCTTTCATAATACAATAAATCAGTGGTATTATAGGATTATTATTTTTCTATGTAATGTTCACAATTTTCTACGTCTTCTGACCTAGTTCCATATAAATCATTTTCTGTTTTCATACAAGCCCATTCTCCATAAGGAGAAGTCCAATCAGCAGAATATGTCCACTCATGGATACATGTATTACACTTCATTTATTTATTTCCTTTCTCTATCACTTGAAACTGTATTTTTATACTAATTAAAATAACTCTCAACCAATTCATATGTCTTTTCAAAAATATTAGGTTTACAAGGATAAAATTCTCCATTTACACCTTTGATAATAAAATCTCCTTTAGAAGCTTTCATGTCTCCTTCTAATGTTGGAATAATAATCGTGTATGCTTCTTTTGGAATATCTTTATCTAGTTCCATACCATAAGGAGGTCTAGACACTTTCAATTTTTTACCAACAAACAACATTATTTCTGTTGCGTTGTCTCCCACCCATTGAACTGCCTCAATAATCACTGGTTTCTTTTTATAATGTGGCATTATTATATTCCTTCTTTCTTTAAATTATAGGATCAAATTCTTTTTCTATAGGGTATATCCAATCCCAAATGGATATCGTATAAATCTGTCTTCTTCTGGTAACTCTGAAGAGCAACATAAACATGAATATCGAATATATTGAATGATATCCTCATCTACTTTTGAGTCTACAATTGCTTTATCACATTTATATCCACGAATAGTTTCTGTTCCTCTCATTGCTCTTAGTGAATCTCCATTATTTAAACATACTATGTAATCATACATGGATTTTTGAATTATCTTTATATCTCCTTTGTTAATTTGTGTTTTGATACGATGTTCTAATTCGTCAAATGCAGATTGTTTTGTGCTTCCGAAAAATATAATCTTCATATTTTCTCCTTTCCATAGCTTAAATTCAGTTTTTCGAGGGAATCAATTTTCCTTCATCATCTATTAATTCAACGTTGTAAATAATTCCGTCAACATCTTCACAAGTAATTTCAATACTTTCTAAGGAGTGGCAACTTCCCCATTCGCAGTAAGGTATCTCTATATAACCTTCTTCAGTTTCATTTCGAAAATTTTCAAATTCATGTCTGCCACTATGATTTTTAATTAAGTCTATTAAAATATTGACAGAATCATTAAATTCCTGTTCTGTATATATTGCATCTTCTGTAATATAATCAGCATCATTTGAATCTGCTACAATTATTACCCTAAAAGTCTTTTCCTTAACTGGTTCTCTCTTTACTAACGTGTATTTTTGTTTCATTATCTTATCCTCCTAATTATTATTTGGGTTGAAAGGTTAAGTTTATGGTATTAATATTCCTTTTCCATTACATTTTTCACAATTATAATAATCTCCATCATCTTCTGCACAAGACCTTCTAAATACCTTACCAGTACCATTACATTTGTCGCATTTTAACTTTAATTGCTGTTTAAATCTTAATAATTCACTTTTAGTTATTTGAATTTCATTAAGTCTTGTTTCTCTTTCACTGATTTCTTCAAGAAGAGATTTTTCTTCTTTATCAAGAAGTTTAATCATTTCATCTATTTTCATTTAATTATTTTACTCCTTTTATAATCCAATAAACGATTCGTTTGATGTTATATTGTGTTTTCTGAAAGCATTGCTACAAGCCACTTTCAGAAAACACATTTATTATTTTTTACCTAGTATTTTCTCAACTCCGCTAACTTCTGCAACTTCAATTTCATAACTTTTTCATCTGCTCTAATATCCGCTTTTAGAAACGCAATATCATATCCTCTTTGCCTATCATATGTATCTGTAGGCAAACACTTAGATGCTCCACGAGAACCATCAGGAAGTTCCACAAGCGTCAATTTACCTTTTCTAGTGATCTTAATACCATCTTTAATTTCAATAGTTATAAACTCAAATTTTTCTTTTTCAACTTCTACTTCGAAATAATTAAAAAACTCAGCTTGCGATATTCCTAGCCCCATCATTCTATTTGCACACATTACAACTGAATCTTTAATTTCTGTAACTTTAAATTCTGTACCAATATAATCAAATCCCGGCAATTCCTTAATTTGTTTTACCTTCATACCTACTTCAATCTTATTAATATTTACACTCATTTTATTTCCTTCTTTCTCTTCTTTGATTTCTTCTTTTTCATTAGATAAGAATTCTAAATTCTCACGCCTAAAAAGCAAATTACCATTTTCATTATCTATTTCTTGAAGATTTAGATCATCATATTTTAGACTAAACCTATTGCCACTTCCCCAATCAGATTTAATTATTCCTATTTTTCCAATATAATTTTCCTTATATGCATATTCTTTTTTACCTACCCAATTATTAAAATTAATTATCTTAACTTTACTCCCAATATAATTTTTATTTAACATGCTATTTCCTCTTTCCTTTTATTATAAATTTTATTTAACCTCTCATTATACCTATTAATTACAACTTGTTCCTCTTTAGTCACATCTCTATTAAATTTTCCTTTAGCCTGAACAACTTTATAATTTCTTATTTCTAATGTTACTAAACTCCTTTCAATATTTTCTTTATTCCTCAAGAATAAAATATGCGTTTTTCCATCAATAACATTTTGTATATAACTTGCTACGCAATGATTCTGTTGTACAGCTTCATCTTTAATATCTTGTGTAGTCTTAGGGTAAACAATTTTATAATCATCATATGTATGCTCTAATTTTAAATCAATAACTTTTTTAAAGTCTTCTTCTATAAATACCTCCTTCAAACGGTTATAATTTCGTGTAGCAATTTTGTGAGTTGTTAAGAAATTTTTTGGATACTTCTCATATTTTGGACTAATTCTACTCATCATATTGCAATAATCTAATAACTCACCAACTACGGAATGAAAGTTATCCAATGCCTCATATGTCATTAAGTTATTTATCTATGTATTGTAATAATGATGTTGGTTTGTAGTTATAATTATTAATTAACTGATCAAATTTGTCTTTACCATATTTATTTAGAAATAATATGTCTTGTATATTATTTCTACTAATTGATGTAAATTCATAATTTAATAAATTAGAAAATAAATCTGGTTTTTGTTTGTATGATTCGATTAAACCATTAGTTAATTTAATACTATATGTTTTACATAATTTAATTAAATTTTTTGGAATTTCAGTTATTTTATATTTTATTGTAGGATCAAGTTTTTCAATTCCACATGCAAAATATTGTTCAAGATATTTATAATTATCAATTTTCGAAAGAAAACTGCCTATATTTGTAATCCGATCTACTCTAGTGGTATAACTGCTCCACCGTTTTTTAGCGTGTGATTTATTGATAAAGTTTTTGTCTAAAAAGGTTAAGAAATTACTGTAGTTTTGGTCTTGAAATGATTTTATAACTTGCAATAAATCATTACCTCTAAGTTGAGTACAGATATCTTTTACAGGCTTACCTAGTTTACCAATCGTTTCTCCTGTTGATAAATTATATTTTACATTTTTCCCATCATCAAAATAAAATACGAGATATTGATTTTCTTTACATGACGTTAGCATATGTTCCTCCTATCTTTCATTTATTATTTTAGTACGATGAAAATTAGCTTTCATGTGTTAACAATTAACCACAAGCACTAAAATCTCTTCCGCCTGCAATAATTATTCTCATACTTTTCCTCCCTTCTAATTTTATGGTGCAATATTTATTATTTCTAACTTATATTGCACCATATCTTCAAATTTAAATCAACTCAACAATAACTCTAACACGATGTGAAATCAATTCTTCTAGATAATTACATTTCACTTTTTTATAATATTCAAGTGCTTCTTTAACCGTGTCAAATTTCTTAGCCCTTAATAGATCTGTAACAAGTTTGTTGCTTTTAATGTTGTGATTCATAAATCCATCACCTGTTTTACTTCCTAAAACATAGAAGTATTTGATGTAACCGTTTGGTATACTTTGAACTGTTTCCATAATAAAATCCCCTTTCTGATTGTTTAAGATGTATTGTTGGGATTTATTATTTCTTGTTTTATTGATATTATACACTTATTTTTAGTTAAAGTCAAAGTATATTTTTAGTTTTCAGTAAGAATATCTACATCAAACTTATTAATATATACTCTTGGATAAATAAACTCTATTTCTCCATCAAATTTTACATGCACATTAAATGTAACATTATCTTTATTTGGTTTAATAATTATTTCTTTTGCCGAATATAAATCAAATCCCATTTTTCTTATCCTTTCTTAATTCTTTGAAAGTCAGATTTCAAACCAGTTCAACAGTAATCCTAACTCCTTGTGGATATAAATTGTCATAATAATTATCTTTATTGGTTTGGTAATAATCTGATGCTTCTCTATATGAATCAAATCTTTTAGCTAAAGTCGGATCTGTAACTCCCATATCACCATTATTATCAATAAATTCTGTGGATTGAAGATTACCTAAGATATGAAATACATCAACAAAACCATTTAATTCTTTCAAATTAATTCTCCTTTCCAAATACAATAAATATTCATTTTATGTGGATTTTGTGTTTAAGAAACGTAGTAAACAAGAGCATTCGTGAGCATTCGGAAGATAAATTTTAGTCTTCATCCTCATATTTACAAAAATCTACTCCACTCTCAGTAATTTCTCTAAATACATCTTCAAATGGCTCTCCCCATCTAAAGCAATCTCTTTCGTATGGAGCGTCTTCCATAAGTATCTTTACAAAGTATTCTGCGAAATCTTGTCTTTTTCCACGTTTTACTTTTGCAAATGGACTGTCACCGTCTTCACCTATATTTTCAGGACTATTATGAAACAACCACACTAAATCTTTAAGACTTATTTCCATTTTGAGTTTGTCGTTGGTAATTTTAAACTTTAGTAAGAAATCATTAAATTCTTTCATTCGATTCTCCTTTTATCATATTTTAGTAATCTCGGCAGTGAATACTTTTTATAATTTCTCTTAATAATCCAACTGGATTATAATCATTCAAAATACATTCCAACTCATCAATTTGAATATCATCAAATTTCGAAATGTATTCTAAATTTATAGAAATATCTAAAACTTTATTGCCTTGGTCATCTCTTTTAATCCTATAATCATATCCGAACATTTTTCACCTCCTAATCCAAACAAATGTATCTTTTATCGGTTTGTGTGGCCTCTAAAACCCTTGCTAGAGGCCACTTTCTAAATTTACATTATTACAAAGATTTCATAATTTCGTCAATTTCAAGTTCTACTTTTTTCTCATTGGAAAGTAATTGATGTAATTTAGATTCCATAACTTTAAGTTTATTTTCTTCTTCTTTCCTGCTTACAAAATCAAGTTTTGACTTAATATCAATAATCCATTCCACAACATTAAATCCACTGATAACATATTCTACTTCTAAATCTTTCGCAGAAATTCTATATGAATTAAGTTTAACTAATAAAGTAATTAATTGCTCTTTGTTTAAGACTTGAAGATTATAACGAATACCATCAACCTCAATTGAACAGTTAGTGATTGGTGTGAACTTCTGAGATTTAATTAGTTTTGCTTTTTTATCCTCTATTTGTTTCTTCAGTTCCATAATCTTTTGATCATTTGTTTCATTTGCCATTTTTATTTCCACTCCTTAATTATTTCTTTATTTTGATTATAAGTTACCAAATATTTAGGATTTAGTTTATTAAAAATTTGGTCTGGAGAAGCTGATCCCATTATCTTCTCATCTCTATGCCCTTTACTCATAGCATAAACGTCATAAGTATAATTCTTTGGTTCTTTGTTGTAACTATAACGCCAACTGTAATCACTGTATCTTTCTATTTGATATTTTATATACTTATTGTTTATTTGAGTAAAATATTTATGTCTCCAATAAGCATATTCTTTTAAATTTTCTTTAAACTCTTCTAAAGTATAATCTAAATATGTATCATATTTAGGCTCTCTGGCAGAATAACTACTACTCTTTAATAATTCATCCATCAAATTAGAATAGTCTTCAACGCAATTCTCATCTATTATATCAATAATATTACCTGACAAAGATTTTATAGATTTAATCTTTCCGTAACTTACATTTCTATTGTAGAAAAAATATGTTTTTGTTTCTTTGCTATCGTTGTTGCTTTCATAAAATCTACCTAAATAAATCAATTCATTATTAGAATTGGATTTGTATGTTGCACCTAAAATTAAATTCTTACCATCAAATTTCTTTTTCTCATGTCTCAAATCATTTAATTTGGATAGTTCAATGTAATCAGGAGAATCAACTGGCATTAAGAGTAGGTCTTTTCCATCCCAACCATAAACAAAATCGCCTTCTAGTCCTTTGCCTTTGATAGAGTTAGCATTTTCAAGTATGTAAAGTAGATTTTCTATGGTGATTTCAAACTCAAAATTACGAGGGTCGAATACTCTACAATATGATTTTCGATGATCCCATCCGTTTGAATAGTCACCTACTTTCTTATTTAAGACAAATCCTGAAGTTGGTTCATTTGAAAACTCTTGTGGTTCAATTTTATCATCACGCCAACTATTCCAAGAGGTCTCCTTTCTTAATTTATTCTTTTGGTCATAATAAATAATATAAGCTAATTGACCTGTATATGTATCTTTGCGTTCTTGATAACCTACTTTAATTGTTTTAGGTAAAAATATAGTACTATTCAACTTTTAATTTTCCTCCTTTATTCTTCTTCTGCTTGATGTTTTAATTTTCTCATATATTTCTCCAAACCAATCTTTATATTAACAGAAGTTAGATATTTACCTGCTTTAATTTCCTTTTCAAGCCATTTAACACAATCTCTAACTCCCTCGGATTTATAAAATAGTTCTCTGTTCATTTTATCTCACCACCTTTCAATCACATAAACATGCAATTTTATTTTAATCTATTCTAATACTTCAATTTTTATTTTCTTACCTTCCAAATCATACATTAATTCGTTTATATCTTGATTCCCGACTGTATGACCACTTCTATAATAGTGATAACCATCCTCTTCATTTATACTATTACTTTCATATCTTTCTACAATCCCAATTATCTCATTTGATTCAATTTCTTTTTCTCTTAGATATTTATAAACAAAACTATTCACTATTCCACTAGAAGATTCTAAAGCATAACCTTCATTCATTTGACCATTACTGATATAAAACTTAAATATATTATCTTTATATTTTGCTTCACCATTAAAATACATATAAGTACTGTAATCCATACCATGATTATCAGAGTCAGCCATTACATTATGTTTTTCTTCTAAAAATTCAACACCATAATCTTTTGTGAGTATATTAATTGCCTCTTGAACAGTATTATGGAATTCTGGTTTTAGGTTTCTACATTCAATTTCATCGTTTAAACAGTCTTTTTCAGCGTCATAACCACTAAATTCTTTTTTACAAATTGAACATCTAAAAATATTTTCCATTACTTATCCTCTTTCTTAAATTTTATTTGGGTTAAAATGTTCTTTTTAAAGCATTATACTTTCTCAAACCAAAATTTGTTACATTTATAATAATCAAATATAATTTCACAAATAGTATTACCCCGAGCATTAACTTCTTCAACGGTAAATTGCCATGCATTTTCTTTCTCCACAAACTCTATCATTTCTTGTAGAATATCACCTTTAATATAACCTCTATCTGTGACCGCAAAATATCTCAAAACCTCAACTCCCATTAATTATGTTTCTTGTTGTATCAATAATGTGATTATATTAACAACCTTATCTATATAACTATCTAATTCTTTTCGTTTATAAACCCATATGTAAGACGGATGTTTAATACTAATTATATTACTTGCTTTATTAGTTAAATATTTTGTAACCTTGCTTCCTAAACAAATCACTAAATTACAATCACTAATCTCGTTTAATAAATACTCCATATTATCTTCAATTTCTTGTTTAGTTGGATAGCGCAATTTTCCTAATTCATTTAGTGGAGCAAAGTTAACAAGGTTTGTTTTATAAAATTCTACTCCAGGAAAATTATCAATTATTCTATTTATTATTTTACCAGTATTTGTACTATTATCTAATGGACTACAATCTGGTTTATTTGATATTCCAACTATAGCAATTTTATACATCTTACCTCCCACCCCATAAATCCATAATTTTAATTGAACAATAATTTTTCCATATCTTCTAGTGAATAAAGTTTATCTTCATAGACCGTATATCGTCTGAACGGGTTTAGAGTTTTTACTTCGTAGATTACTTTAAAAATACTAACACAATAAGCATTCACATCATGCTCAACAGAATGTATCTGAATTATTTCAACTGGTGTATATGTATTATCAATAGTAAGCATAAACGCCCTGTCCGATTCATCAAAGTTTGTATTAATATTTATTTCCATAAGTATTTTACCTCCTTAAAATTCACAACCAAATATGGATGAACATAGAATTATTTTTAATTAAAAACATTCTAAAGTCTTCAAGTTTATCGCATAAGTCTTCTTCAAAATGTGTTGCTTTTCCTTTTGAATGAGCAACTTTAAACCAATCAATAATACAAGCTATTTCGTTACTTCCTAATTTAATGTCCATAGTCTCCCCTCCTACTCCCTTAAAATAGTTCTTTAAATAATCTTGTGCCATTCACTTAAAGCAACTGAAAATTCTTGCTCTTTATCACTCAAATATGTTCCCTATCTTGAAAAAGCTTTTCCATTAATTCTGTTTTTAGTTCAAAAGATGCATTTAGAAATCTTTCAAATAGTTGTTGTTATCTTCTTAAGTATTGTGTTTATCAAACCACTTAACATATTTGTTTGAAATAATAGTATAGTTATCTTCACAATCTAATTCATAACCATCATAAACTACATTACATGTATCACAATAATATACAGGACGTATCTCTCCATATTTACCATCTTCCGTCTCAACACTATTGTCTGAAAATTGTAAGGGGTTTCCACATATGCATTTCATTTTATTCACTTCATCCTTTCTTTATCCGAGGAAATAGTTATTTTAATTGTAGGCAATTTTGCGTTAGGAATATGGAGTATATGGAAGCATGAGAGAGCATTTGGAAGGTGTAATTTCATACTTCCATATTATTTTTCTATTCTCCAATCATTGATAAAAATTCATCTTCTTGTAAAACTTTAATTCCATCTTTTAATGCTTTTGCTTCCTTTGAAGATCCTTTTAATTTTCCCACCACTAAGTAATCCAAAGATTTTACATATCCTCCTGTAAAAATACCACCTAAACCTTCGACAATACTTTTTAATTCTTCCTTCTTGTACGACTGAAAACTGCCAGTGCAATAACATTTTTTACCATTTAGGAAACTATCCACATTTAACACTTCCTTCTTTTCTTCTTTAATAAATTTGACATAATCAATTAATTCACTAACCACATTATTATGTTGTGGTTTATTAAAATAATCATGAATTGATTGTGCGGTAATTTCACCAAAGTCTACAATCTGACTAAAATTATAATGACTTTCAATTGCTTCAAATAATTTATTAATGTCATTACTAAAATGTTCTGTTAGTCTTTTTGACCCTCCAATTCCTACATTATTAATCCCAAGAGCGTATAAGAAATTTTCCATCTTAACACTCTTTGATTTCTCAATTGCTTGAATTAATTTATTATAGCTTTTTGCTCCCCAACCTTCTAATTTTACAATTTTGCTTTTATATTGTTCTAGTTTATAAATATCAGCAAATGTTTTTAAAAATCCTTCATTAATAAAAAGTTCTATTCCTGCATCAGAAAATCCATCCACATTCATACCGACTTTTGAACAATAGTGAACAAATTTATTGACCAATTGTGCAGGGCAATCTTCATTGTCACAGAATAAGAACCTTGCTTCTTTTGGTGCTCTAATCACAAGTTCTCCTCCGCACGATGGACATATCATATCAATTTTGTATGTTCCAGAACGTGTTAAATTGTCTTCAACTTGAGGTATAACTCCATTTGCACGATAAATAGTAAGAATATCTCCTACCCCTAATTGAAAATCTTCAAAGATATCATAATTGTGCAAACTAGCTCTCGTATTCATTGCTCCATCTAAATCAACTTCTTCATATATTGCTGTCACAGATGCTATACCAGTTCTTGTTGTATTTAATTCAACAAATTTAAATGTTGTCTCAAAACAGTCGTCGTTCCATTTCATGGCGTAGAGGTTTTTGGTGTGGTGGCCAGTAAAACCTTGTGCTTTCCCATAAATAATATCATCAAATTCAATAATTAATCCATCAGTAAGATAAGGGAGGTTTTCAAGTTTACTTTTAAATAGTTCTACATATTCCTCAATTTCTTTTTTATTTATATTGACTGCTTCCACTATACTAAATCCTTGTTTTGCTAAAAATTCAAATTGTTCATGTTTAAAATCTAAAATATTTTCACACTTCACAATTCCAAAAGCAATAAAAAGTAGATTCCTCTTTTTAGTAATGTTGGCATTCAATTGTCTTACCGATCCAGCAGCTAAGTTTCTTGGACTTGAATAAGGTTCTTCCCCATTAACTATTAACTCTTCATTAATTCTCTCAAAGTCTTTAAAAGTAACTAATCCCTCTCCACGAATTTCTAAATATCCAGTATAGTCAATTGTTAGAGGAACGTTTGAAAAAGTTTTTACTGTATGGGTTACGTCTTCCCCTTCATCTCCTCCACCTCTGGTAATTGCTTGTTGAAGCTTACCTTCATTGTATCTTAAAACTAACGTCAGGCCGTCTAGTTTCCATGATAAAACACAGTCTTGATTCCCCATGAATTTAATCACATCACTAATATCTTTTGATTTTTCAGCCGATAACATTGGTTCTGTATGTTGTACTTTTTTTAATGAATCGATAACCGTACCTTGAACTTTCTGTGTTGGTGATGAGGATAATATGTAGTTTGTTTCGTTCTGTAAGGCTGTTAATTCATCGTACAAGGCATCATATTGTTTGTCTGACATGATTGGATTATCTTTAACATAATAAGCGTCACAGGCTACATTGAGTTCCTTAACTAATTTTTGTATTCTTTGAATCTTTTCCATTAATATCTCTCCTCTTTCTTATTAAAAATTTAGACTTCATTTATGTCTATGTCTTATGATACCACACAAATGAAGTCGTTGTCAAATAAATTATATTTAAGTTTATTGTTATTGAGGTGATTCTAATTCTACTAAATATCCACCATCATTTTTATATTTACTATACAGCATTTGCAGATTATCTTCAGGATTCACAATGTTATATAGTCTCGAACTGTTTAGTTCTACTTCTAAGGCTTCATATTTTACAGTTACATAATAACAATAGAATTTACCAACCCATCTTTTATCCTTACTTACAACCTGAGTCATCACCAACTTTTGCTCGACTAAATCACCTCTATAAGATCCACATCCGGTTAATAAAAATACTGTAATTAAAGTTGCACATATTAATTTTTTCATATTTTCTCCTTTCATTTAGAATGAATTCACAAATTCCAAGTACTTATTCAAGTTCATCAATAGTTATTTGTGCATTATTGCAAGGAATTATTTTATCTATTAACCAATAATGATAAATCTCTCCTAGATATATCCCATCCTCATCTGGAATATATCCATTACCTCCTCCATCTAAGCTAACAATGCCAATTTGTGATCCATATATTCCCCAAAAACTACAAGCTCCTCCATGAGCTTTACAATAAACAAAATCACCCTGTTCTACTTTAACTCTTTCTTTTAAAAGTTCATCTTTTTTATAATAAATTCTTGCCATCTTTACTTTCATCCTTTCTAAATTTCGTCTAAACTTCTCATTGAAATGCTTTAATATCTCTCATCTTCCATGTCTTTATCCGATATTTCCTTAACCTCAACTTCAAAACCCAATATTTCTAATAAACCAATCCACCCATAATTAGATATTGAGTGACCTTCGCATTTAAAATCTTCGCCAAAATTAACTCTTAATACTTCCCAATCCCCAGATTCACAAACTATAAGTTCAATTAATGGTTTACTCATTTCTTATTCCTCCCTTATTTACAATATTTACTCTTATAGTTATTTATAAATTCAATAGCATAACATTCCGAACAATTAGGAATCCTACTTGATGCTCTCATCAAACTCTTTTTCCAAGATTCATCACTACACATTTCCCACTGGTAAGGAGTTTCTTTCAAACAATAATGACAAGAACCATTCATTCCATCTGATTGACCAAACTCTTTACAAGATATTGAATTGTAATCTGGTGAATTATATTTATTTTTATAAGAATGAAAGCATGTATCGCAAGTTAAACCATATTCTTTTGATGAGCAATCGTCTAATTTACAATTTACTGGGCATGAGAATTTCATAATATACCTCCTTTCAATTAAAATTCTGATTTGCTGTGATTAACCTAACAACCTCTACTATCGTTGTACTCCTTCCAACGTTCTGCCCAATATTCTTCTATTTGGTCAAAACAACTTTCACAACAAGTACAATAATTAGATTCTTCATTTTCATACATTGTATTCATATGTCTTCTTTGTGGATAAAGAAAATACTTATGACAATAATCACAATAACCAAATATCTTTTTAAATACCCTTCTTATATCTAAACCTACAGTATATAATATCATCATTGCATAATCTGATTTTCTTCCCATATACAAATTAATTTCCTACCTTCCTTTCAAATACATTTTTCATAGTAACTGTAATCTCTTAACATATTTTCTTGCATCACTTTTTAACATAGGTGGAAGACCTACTACTGTAAGACTTCCCTGCGGAATTTCAGTTAGTCCATTGTCTCTAATATAATAAAATCTTTGATCTACTAATTTTTCTAAATCTTTTTGTTTGCCTCTTAATATTATTTTCTTTTGATCTTTTGTGTACCAAGCATTAAAATCATCATCAAATTCAGTAAATTCTACTGCAATAATTGTAGCAACATGAGCTACTTGTGCTGTTATCTTGCCAGGACTCATGTTTAATTCAGAGTTTACAATAAAATATTCTATTAACTCATCATCCATTTTAATTCCCTCCTAGTCCCTAATTTTAAACAAATACTCAATACCATTCCTAATATTCATTCCATTTTCTAAAGAATATTGAATAATCATATCTTCATTTTCTCGCATAAACTCAAATACTTCTGGTTCATCTTCATACCACCACTCTGCATCTTGCCAATTATAAGAATCTAATTTTATCATTTTCATTCTCTTTACTTCTCAATTATAATTTCTTCTTTATCTATTGTATTCATAATAATAATTGGATAATTAACATATAAATCACTTTCACAAGCAGACCTAACCACTTGTATTAACTTATCCTTAATACTCATTTCTTTATTATCTTTCAATCCATTCCATGCTCCTATACCCAAATTACGCCCAGAACCACTAATTAAAATATCATCAATTTCCATAACTTCTCCATTATGACCAATTTGATAAGCACTATCTTTATAAGCAAATGTTACACTAGAATCTATATACCATTGATTATTCTTTATTTCCATTCTGCCAAATTTATTTAACTCACTAAAAATCTTTGGAACAACTTTTCTAACTACATATTTAAAATTTACTTCATTCTTTAATTTGGGCAATTCTTCAATCCAATCCTCTGATGTAGATAATATGTCCATGTCTCTACAAACACCTACTAACCCCATAACTAAATTATCTTCATCTCCTACTCTCCATATTTTTCTTTGTGATTTAAGTGTAGACTTTGTATAACCGTATGTAACTTGACTATCACAACCTAACCAAATTTTATCTCCATCTTTAATTGCTACAACTACGCTCATACTTATACTTCCTTTTCGCCATTATTCTTAGCATGATAAACAATCACCTTATCCATAATGCAATTATATTCTCTCAATTGCTTCTCAAGTTGCAAAATCTTATCAGGTAAAGGACATTCTGCTTCACTACCAAAAATAAATGTTTCTAGTTCATTGCAGAATCCACACTCACCTGAGAAATGTGGCATTCTACAATTATTTCTTATACATTTCATTTTAATCGCCCCTCCATTTCATTCCTTATGTGTTATATTTATTTATTCAATTATATAGAGAATATCACATCTCGAACATTTCCAGTAAGCTTCATCGCAATTCATACTCTTTTCAATAATAGAGCTTTTACATTTTGGGCATTCGCTATGTATCCATAAATTATCTTGTTCTTCAGAATTCAATTCAAAAACAAACATAAATTTATTCATTTTTATTCTCTCCTTTCTGTATAATTATCCCTGACTTGGATATGATAATCTCGTACTAAATTCATTCTCGTCCTACATCCAACCTTGCTCTTGAGCAGGGTCTTTTTAACTATAAATAGAAGGGAATTAGAGTAGAAATATTATGGATATTAAAAGAATTGTGATTATAATTTTAGGTCTGATTGTTATTGCTACCCCATTTATAGGCACGTTGATTTATTACTTGAGTAAATAGTCCTCCTTTATACTTTCACATATTCATAAATCCTACTAGAAACCTTTACAGGGAATCTCATATTCCATACTTTTTCATTCAACTCTTTAATTTTACCTTGTTTTAATAATCCTTGATAATATTCATCTTCTTCTTTGCAGATCACATGTCCACCAATAAAACAAGGAGTAAAGCCTAACTCAATTTTAATTTGATTACTAATTCCATAGACACCGCATTCACCCATATACTCTTCAAAATTGCAAGTTCCATAACACATAATTAATCACTCCTAATTATAATAATCCACTTCTAACTGCATCATCATGCCCACTACTAACATATTCTGGTTCTTTTCTTTGAATTGTTTCTTTATAACCAAAACCACAATGAGGACACCAATTATTATCATATGCATGTTTAACTTCTGGTTTAATATTGAATCCACATGATGGACATTCTTTATATTGGATTAATTTAAATTCTTTCATTTAATATCTCTCCTTTAATTTAAATTAATTTAAATAACAATACAATTGGTATAGCAAACAAGGCTAATATCCCTCCGAAAATTATCGCATATATCAATCCAACTATAGCCCATCCAAATAGTTTAATAAGTATTGATAATGATTTAAATAACTTGCTTTGTATACTTAGTTTAAATAACTGCCATTTTATTTTCATAATTTACCATCCCTTTCTAATAACATAAATTCTGTATTTCGAACTATAATTTAAAATATTCTACAGTATATTATATCAAATTTATTAGCATCATTCATAATTGTAATCATCGTTGGGCTATTCACTTCGATAACTTCATATTCTTTGTCTTCGGTTAAATTAAAATCATTTACAACAGACTTTACCCTGTCTCCTTTTTCAACTTTTTCTACTTCGCTTAATCTCGGATCATCAAACCAATTTAAAATAGCAAACAATGTATTTCACCTCATCCTTTCAAATTGTCGTTTTCTATGATTATTAAATTAGTTTTCTAATGTATAAAATAGTTTACAGTGGTTATACTATATTTAATACAAGTTTTCACGTTTGTGGAGAAGACGGAAACCCTACGTCTTCTCCTTTTAATTTTGTTAATCATTATTTGGAATAGGCCCACGATGTAACTTAACCCAATCAGGTTTATATCTCTCTAACAGTTTAAACATATTATCTCTACCTACTCCATTTGCTGTATGAAGATAGATTACTTTAGGATAAATATTTGGATTATATTGTCCTGCTTCAACGAGCCATTTACATAAGTCATAACCTGTCTCAGTTTCACTTAAGTCATGGTCAAGTGATAGAATATTTACATCGTTACTTAATAGCAATAAACGACACTCTAGAGCATTTTTTGCCAAAATAAAGCGTTCAGGGCAAGGACGTAAATCATCAAGGTATAAGTTAATCATTTAATCTCTCCTTTGCTTTAAATTCATCCATCTTCCTAAACAATGCTAATTGTTCCATTTCTATATATTCATCAGCAGGTACAATATAATAAAATTCATCACCAATTTTTTCAGATGTTCTATTTCCTTTAACAGATTTTGAGACCAACATCTTTCTATATGAATATAATTTCCAAAATGCGAATCCAAAACCAATACATAAACCAATATCAATTCCGACTAATATCATAAATTTAACCTCCATTTCAATTAGCTTAAAGCATATTTTTATCTACTTAGTTCTTTTCCTGCTCTCATAATTATACATTCAATACAGTGATTATATCTTTCTTCAATTCTATAATCACAATTTCCATTCTCAGCAATATCACATATTGACCACAATTTATTTGCTAATTGCAATGCTGAGATGGATCTAGAGAAGCAATATATTCTGTTAAAGATTCTATTACTTTTGCACTAAAAGGAAATGTTTTTGGTTTAGAAGTTTTCTTTTCTCGAACAGTTATTCTGTCTCTTACTTTCCCATTTGTGTCTACTACATCTGATATATTAAGTTTAAGTTAGTGATACCAATGATTATCACAATTTGAGCATCCAATACAAATTTCTTGTTTGTCTAATAAATCTCTTTCAAGTTCATTCATCTTTATTAGAGCTAAATCCATACCTCTTGCTTTATTAGTAAGTCTTTCTACGCTTATATGATATCCTGCTTTAAACGCCATATCATATAATTGAGGAACTGCTTTTACCAAATAGGATTTTAATTCATCCCAAAGTTCTGCTTTATTCATTATTAATTACTCAATCCCTTCTTAACAATTTCACTTGCCATTTTACCATCATACATCCCACCGTGTAATATCTTAAGCATCCCCATAACTTCTCCCATTAATTTTGGAGACTTATCTTTTCTCAATCCTTTAATTATTCCTCTAATTGTATGACCAAGTTCTTCATAGCTCATTTTCTGAGGCAAATATTTACTCAAAACTTTAATCTCATTATCTACATGACTTACATCTTTATTATTTTTTAAAAGAATATCCTTAACTTCATTTGCATTCTTAACAAACTTCTCAATGACTTGTAATACTTCTACATCAGTAGATTCTCTGTTTCCGGCATTCTTTCCTATCATGGATGCTTCAGAATATAGGGTTGTTAATAATGTGGCCGTGTTGGTTTGTCGTGCCTTACGTGCTTCGAGAGAGTCTGATTTAATTTGATTGATTAACATTTTTGTTTTCCTTCTTTCTTAATTAGAAATCATATCTGCAATATTATAAAGTTTAATCGTTTCGTTTAATATTTTTAGTTCTAATTCTTCAGCACTGTCTCCTTCTTTAATGTGTTCCATAATGGTGTTGATATTGGTTGCTATTTCACTTATGCTTTTTGCTAATATGTTCTTATTCATTTTTCTTCTCCTTTAATACAACAAAATCTAAATTTGTTTATATTGAACTTCCTAAAATACTTAATATTGTATTCATATAGTCATCTTTATTTTTATGCTCTAAGAGTCTAAGTTCTTCAACAATATTATAAAGATTTCCCAAAATAAATTTATAATCACTGATATCCAAATTGACTTCTAAATCTTCCCTTAGATTAGTTTGGTCAATAATTTTCCTATCTACATAAACTTTATTTGCATCAATATCTCTAATAATTACAATACTATCTTCAATGATTTGAGTATTAATATCTAAACTTTCTACCTTTATATTCTTTGTAACAGCTAAATTACCTATTACAAAAGCATTATAAGATAGTCCTACCATCCTACTAATCATGTCAAATAACATCAACGCTCTATGTTCTCTAATATTCAATGATGTATCTGACAATATTCCAGTTACTATTACATCTTCAATTAGTTCTGAAATATGTAATACATTATCAGAATCTTTCATGTTTTTAAGAATTTCTTCCTCAATTTTATTTCTTGCAATAATTATTTTTAAATTATAGTGTTTTACTACATTGAGTTTATATTCGTATTTCTCAACTTCTGAAAATCCAATATAAAATACAGGTTGATCATTGTTTAAAATAATCTCTCCTTGTTTTACAGTTGTTTCATTATCCTTAATCTCTGGTTTTTCTACATATCCATCAGAATAAGAACTACTACCTTGATGTACTATAATTCCTTTTGCTTTTGGAGGTTGAGTTTTA